CCTCGGACCGCACAAGCTGACGTTTGCGGCGATTGTCGGCGAGTTCGGCACAGTGGTTTCAAGGATGGGCGTGTGACCACTTTCGACTTCCGGCGGCAGCTTGCCGACTCCAACGGTCATGTGCTGCGCGTGGTGCGCTGGCTGCAATCCAAGCCGGACACGTTCTATGCGGCAGATGTACAGGATGACCCGGCGTACTTCTATCGTGGTGACATCCTGTATGTGCCGACCAGTGCGGTGCAGCACATCGAGATGAAGATTGAAACCCGCGCCAGCAGCGACACACCGAACTTGGCGATTGAACGCTACTCGGACGAGTCACGCTCGAAGATGGGTGGGCCATGGAGCACCCGCGCCGAGTGGTACGCGCATCTGTATGCCGACGGATTGATGGTCATGATGCGCCGGGCAACGCTGGTGCAATGGCTGACGCCGAATTTGGCGATGTTTCCGAGCTTCAGCGCACGCAACACCACATGGATGACGACCGGCTTGCTGGTGCCGCGCACGATGGCACAACACGCGCTGGTCGATGGATACCGAGAGTTCAGGATAAGCCCATGAAAGCACAACCGACCAATCCCTACATGCACACGCATGTGCCACTACCGAGTAATCCGGCAGAACTGACCATCGAGCACCTGCGGACAGCGTTCGCCGGTGATTGGAACGCGCTGAAGGAGGTGAAAAAGGTCGCACGCGAAATAGTTTCAAACGCTTCTAAGAAATCTTAATCGCCATAAGGAGTTTTGAAGAATGAATCATGTTTGGGTAGCCGCCGTAAGCCTGTTAAACGAAATGGAAGGACTGCTAAAGGTCATTTTGGAGGACACAGCCGCCAAAGATTTGACGCCACGCCAAGTGCATGTGCTGGCTGAACTGTACCGCGAAGATGGGCAGAACGCGAAGAACTTGGCGATTGCCGTGGCACTGCCGCCCACATCCGCCACTGTGATGCTGGACAACCTGATTATTGCCGGAATGGTCGAGCGTAGAGCCAACAAAGACGACCGGCGAGCGGTGGTCATCAGCCTGACAGCCAAAGGCGAGGCGCTGCGCCAGCCGATTACCGACGCACTGGAAGAACTATCCGACTGGTTTGATGAAGTCGATTGGACGCCAAGACTGGCTGTGAGCCGTGAAACAGCCAACGTCTGAGCGGGTGATTCTCCGTCACCCGACCCAGAAGCTGGAAGTGGTTGTGCCTCACGGAAGGTTGGCGCAGCTGCTGATTAATTTAGGTTACCGCGTGGTTGAGCCTGAGCCGCTCGACCACACACCACTATCAACCGATTTAGAAAGGACTGATGACAATGAAGACAACGATAATCACTAAATACCCGCAATGGCAAAACGGTCTGCGTGAGTCACAAGCCAAGTATAGCACTCCGACATGGGGGCGCAAAGACGTCACGCCGGAACAATTGGCCGAAGAGAACCGTAACGGTATCGCCGGAAAAGACTTGCGATTTGTCCTCGAAAACATCATGGGAATACCCGTAGGGATGCGCGTCATCGCCACTAATTGGTACGCGGTCGATGGCTATTGGTTCAGCATCAAGGCTGAGGCCGATGGCAACGAAGACAAGCAACCGTTGTTTACCAGCACATCAACATTGAAGAACGGTCACCATCTAGACAAACGCAATGCATCCGTGAGCTTCACGCTATACGTCGGCAAGGTCAATCCAGACCCGGCATTTTACGGCTGGCCGGGGCGCAAGGTGATTGTCGAGCGCAACTACAAGCTGCATATGTCTAATCCGCATTTCGTGCGTAACAAACTGGCTGAAGCGATTGATGCACTGGATGCAGAGTATCAAGCCGTGCTGCCACGGTATCAGGCGTGGAAGCTGCTGGAAGACAGCACACCGGCTGAACTGCAAGACTTTATCCTCCAAACGATGCGGCAGGCAGTCAAACGCATGTCAGCGCTGGAAATTCTGCCCACACGCATTCCAACGGCTGACGAGGCCGACGACATGGCCGCGATTGACGGCATGTTGCCCAAGCCATCACCCACCACGCCAGACGATGACGAGGATGAAGACCTCGAAGACACCCAAGAGTACGACGACGAAGAAGAAGAACCGGCAGCCGTTTAACACCCTTCATTCGCATCCGGCGGGTGTGTGCCTGCCGGATTACTGAAAGTAGACAGCGATGCGATGGGAAATCATAGACGACAACGACATGAAGCAACGTTCACTGCTGATGCGGATGTATCACAGCCGACAGGAAGGTGAAGCCTTCTACCATTCCAACTTTGTGCACAGTGAGGCGGAAACCTTGCAACGGTGGGGATGGATTGAACCGTTTGGCGATGGCTGGCGGATGACTCCGCAGGGTGTGAGCGAATGGGCACTGATGAACGCTGAAACGTTTATGCACAGCGAATGGCATAACCGTGGCGAGATTTTCGACGAATTAAGACAAATTATTGACGAGGTCAACGCGATGAAGTCAGAGACATGCAAAGTGGAAGGATGCGATGAACGCCGGATGATGAGCAAATCCGGCAAGATGCTGACAATGTGCGAGAAGCATCAACACGATTATTGGCGCGAGAAACAATCAGAACGCGCCGAACGATTGAAGGCTTTAGAAGAAGCGGCAGGCATACCACCAAAGAAGCGTGGGCCATTACCGAAACAGAAACCGGCACGGCGGCAGATGGATGATACACATGAATTGTTCTTGGCGACAGTCTCGGCACTGCCTGAGCGTCCCAAGGTGATTGACACCTATGTGCCACCGGAAACCACCAACCATTGGGTGGATGCACCGCTGCCGGATGGATACGCGGAATTATGCGGCGATTGTGTCTATAAGGACGTGATTGAGTTACTGGAGAAGCGTGGCGTGCCGGGTGTGAAGGACATCGTCGCCGGTGTAAAGGCGCTGCGCAAATGAGCACGATACTCATGAACAGCTTCCAGACGCCAAACCATTATGTGGACACGGCCATGGCGATGCTGACACCGGAAGAATACAAGTGTCTGTCGTTTGCCACACGCCACATCCTCGGTTGGCAGGACAAGATTAATAAACGGCGCGGATTCATCAGCCTGACGATGTTTGAACGCGGATATGTCAGCAGCAAGGGCATGGTATTTGGTGGAACCGGCCTGACACGTCCCACTATCATCCGGGCAACCGATGAACTGACACGGCTGCGCTTTCTGCTGAAGATTGGCGAACCAACCAATGATGGTCAGGAATGGGAACTCGGTGAAGAGCCGGATTTTGACGCGCTGGAAGCTCGCTACCAATCACGCAAGGATGCGCGGCGCGGTCAAACACAGAAGGCACGCGAATCCGCACAAGGTGGTAAAGCTGACATACCACCTGCGGGTGGTTTGTCCAACATACCAGAGGTGGTAAAGCCAACAGACCAGCAGGAGTCTGTCGCACATACCAGTGGTGATAAAGCTGACATACTGAATCAAATCCATTCCAAAGACACTCTTCAAAGCCAATCAAAGAATACGGAAGCAATTTCTATTTCTTCCAATGCAAAAGAGTGGGAACTTGCCATGACACAACTGGCAATTCAACTCGACCGCAATACGTTTGGCGCGTGGGTGAAAGGCACAACCTATCTGCGCGAGGAAGAAGGCGCGTTTGTTTTGCAAGCGCCTCACAAGAACGCGGCGGTCATGCTTCAGCACACGTTATACCGCGAGGTGAAGCGCGTGCTGCGCGATGTACGTGGCACGGCGGTCGAACTGCGATTTGAGGTGCAAGCATGAGACACCGCGAACAACTGCGCACGACTGAATTTGGTGAAGAGAAGTATTGCCACAAATGCGCCGATTGGTTCCCAAACACGGATGAATTCTTCTTTGTGCAACGTGGGAAGCTGCGCTCGCCATGCAAGGCATGCATCCAAGAGAAACGCTTCACGCTGAAGGTGTGCTGCGTGGCGGGATGCAACCAACCGCGCAAGATGCTGGCGTGTCGTCCCGGCTCGCGCTGTGTGATGCATGACCGGCAATATCGTGCCGATTACCGACTACGAAAGGCGGTGAAATGATGCCCAGCCGACGCACTAAATACGGTGATGAGAAATATTGCAACATCTGTGAAGACTGGTGGCCTAAAACGGAAGAATTTTTCTACAAGAAAGAAGGCGTTTTATGCTCACCGTGCAAGGCATGCATTGAGGACCAACGCCGCAAAACAAATGCTGTGACACCCTGCTGCGTGCCGGGATGCAGTGAGCCGCGCTGCCACTGGCGGTTGAGTCGCTGCCGGAAACATCAGCATGAACTTGATGTCAAGCATCATGCAGCGGCCAAGCTGAGAAAGGCGGTTAAGTGATGCGCACACCACAAGAGATTGCGATGGATTGCATCCAACACGCGATTGATAACGGTCAGACGGTCGAAGGCTTACTGCACACATGGCAATGCGGGTGTACACCTGACCTCGGCGATGGCTCGGTGTGGATAAACATTGCCGGTGGGCGTGTGTATCCGGACAAAAACAGCACCGAGAACATCAAGGTCAAGCCGTATCAGATTGGTGTGTCGATTTACCGTCGGGATGGCAACAACGCCTACGGCATTTTTGATGCGCGGGAATTGTGGCAGGCGATTGTCAATCCACCACCAAAGCAATTGAGTCTGTTTGACGAGGTGATGTCATGAAAGTTGACCCATGGGCGAAAGCGCGTGAAATGTGCGAGCGGCATGGCTGGGACATCCGCGAGATAGAAGCCGGACTGGAACGATTCCGCACTATCAACGCACCAGCCAAAGCACGCGCACTGGCAGCCATCGCAACGAAGAACGCCACGCCAATCGAGCAACCGGCCAAGCTGGCGCACTTCAACAGCGTGAAGAAGTTTTGGAGCGCGAGCCATCAACGTTGGACGGAAAGCGGGTACGTATACATCGGACGCGCCATGCCGAACCGACACTTCAACCTACCGCAATCACCGTTCGGCAATCCATTCAAGATTGAAGAGGACACCGACGAACTGCGAGAAGATGCGATTGAAATGTACGCCGAGTGGATTATCGGCCAGCCGCAACTGTTGGCGCAACTGGAGAACCTGCGCGGGATGACATTGGTGTGTTTTTGTTATCCACGTCGTTGTCATGGTGATGTGTTGATTCAGCTTCTTCGTGAAAAAACTATTCAGTTGAAGAAAGGAGGTTAGTATGTCTCATCAAAACAGCTTTGCAAAACTCGATAAATTCAGAATAAGTACGTTCCTGTTTGGACGTATTATTCAATCGAGTCGTCCAAACCACGTTTCCTTGTGTGTACCCTTTGTTCGGATCAAGCCGGTCAAGCGATGCACTTTGCCATTTACTTTTGCCACGTTCCAAACTGATAGCTTCACCAGTGTAATAGCACAAGCCTTTTTGCTCATCCCAAAGCACCTGAAGGTATTCAGTAGTCAAATCGAATGGAAGGCCAAGCTCAGCACTTTTACTTTTCCATCGTTGCATATTATTCAACAGGAAATGTTTAAGAGTTGGACTTGTAAACACACGTCTATCATAGCGATGGTATCGCTCTTTATTAAGTTTGTAATCACATGTGTAGCAAATTGCAATTCTCATTCTGTCTCCATCCTCAAACACAAGTTTGTCGATGTGATGGCTATGAGTTTTGAATTGGTCATCGCTTTTTATTTCGCCACAGTGAATGCATCTGTAAAAGCCGCGACACGATTTGCAATGATGAATGGTGCGATTTCTAATGCTGCGCCTCATTTCAGATTTAGGTTTTTCAATCAAGCATACCTTGCACGTGATTGGTGCGCTGCGTTTCATTTGTATCACCTTCACTGTTTAGATTATTCGTTCTATTTTAACCTAATATGTGTTGGTGTGCAAATAAAATGTCATGGCGACATTACAACAATTGAAAGGACGGCGGCTAATGCCACGCCGAAATTACAAGGGCAAACGAACGTTGCAAAAGTCCAAGCGAGCGCGGCAGCACAAGAAGGAAGCCATCTGGGCGGGATTACCGGCGTGGGTGGGACATCCGAGTCATGTGAGTTGGCGACCGAATCGGAATGGCAACCGCGTTTACAAATTTAGGCGGTTCAGACGACCGCGCGGAAAGGATTATTGATGGCAAGCCAAGAAGTGAATGACAAGTGCGTCCAACTGTACAGCAAAATCGTGGCGTACATGATTCAGTTTGGACACGCGCCGACCGTCCGCGATATGCGCAAAATGATGGGCATTCGCAGCACATCCACAACTGCCTATTACATCAAGTATCTGGTGAGGTGGGGATGGATTAGCAAAGCGGAAAACAAAGGCCGGACGATTGTATTGACCCGCGCAACCGAAGCCGGACGGCCACTGGCGGACATCGCGCCGTACTTCAAAGACGTGACCGTGACCGCATCCAAACCACAACCACGGACGATGCGGACGCCTATCCGTGAACGACGAATTGAGCAGCCGCCATTGCAACGGCGTGAAGTGCTGCGTGCGCAAATTCAACCGTATAAAGCCAACGACTAACAGAATCTATATTATCGGAAGGTAATGAAGATGAGCGAACAATCACAAAGTATAGAGTCTCGTAAAGTTTCATCAGTGGTCAGCGAACGATTGACTGGCGATTTCGAGAACTATCTCGCTGAGAACATTGATGAGATATTAACGTGCTACCCTGATGGGTTTACGGTTGCGCAAGTCGCTACTGACCTGCTTACGGCAATTAAAAAGTGGGCAAATGCTGATACAAATCTTGTAGCGTTGACTATTCAGGTTGGAGATTGCGCCGATGAATACCTGAATGAAGATGAAGAGTTTTAGAAGGAAGCTACTAAGGAACAAAGATGGACTATCAAGAATTCAGAAGCCAATACGAAGTGCAGCATCCGTCATCCGTGCCGGTGCTGCGCTATGAGATGAGCGTGTTTCCACGATGGGTGCGCTGGGCAGTCATGGCGATGTTTGCATCAGCCGCGATTATATCCGGCGTGCATACTGTGCCGACGGTGTACGCGACTATCGAGGCCAGCAAGGTTGCGCCGTGGGTGCATCAGGCGGCAGCGCTGGCATCATTCGTAGCGGTTGAACTGGCGATTCTATTGTCAGCCTACTTGCTAAAGCACAATCCGTGGTTGGGATGGATGCTCTTAATCATCACGTCCGTGGTTGCCAGCATCGCCAATCTGCAATCGTCGCTGTCCGCAATGAACGGCAAGGACGGCTGGACACAGTTGGTGGCCGTGACCGTGGGCATTGCCGCACCGCTGATTGTGCTGGCATCCGGCAAGCTTCTGGTGAATATTTTTAACGGCGAGCGATCCGTGAATGGTCGTGCGGAAGAACGCTTCAGAGATGAGTGCCGGACATTCGATGCGGAAGTGCTGAGCGCGTTTGAGAAGTTCAGCAAAAGTAAGAAGGCGTCCGTGATGCTGCCCACGATGTCCGCAAGTGTCCAGCCACAATTGCCGTCCGCGTCCGCACAACTGTCCGTTGCGGACACGCGGACACACGGACACGGGCAAGGTTACGGACGCACCACGGACGCACGCGAACAAGTGCGGACATATCTGGCTGAGCATCCGGCAGCCATCACCATGAGTTCACGCCAGTTGGCTGATTTGCTGGGCGTGGGCAAGACGATTGTGGCGGAAGAGTTGAAGGCCGTGCGGCAGACGCAATCCAGCCAGCCGGTGATTGCTCAGGCCGAGGAAGTTATCAAGGCGGTGGATGATGCCACCCGCCAATAGGAAGTACAGCATAACCTTCGACGATACTGCGGAAGGGCGCGTCCGGTTATTTGTGGACGCAAGGCTTGAACGCGAGGCGCACTTCGATACCTACGGACAAGCGCTGAAGATGGTTGATGAACTGCGTGAACAAGGGTGGCAGTCGATGTCACCCAACGTGGACGCGATTGAGAATTTGTTACGGACGGCTGAACTGTACGAATACAAAGCGAGAGGAATGGATTGATGGACAGCACACATGAGATTATCAAGATTGAACGGACAGTCACCAAGAACAGCCAGTCACCGATGTGGCGCTGCACGACGGCAGATGGTCAGACGGTCAATGTGTTTCAACATGCGAATCCAGAACGTGACACGTTTGACATCATGTACACTGCCGGATATGGCGAACTGATGGTGATGACCACCGGCGAGGTGAAGCACTGGCGCAATCATCCGATTAAAGCCACGCTGACAAAGGATGGGCAATGGTGGAAGCTGGCAGCGGTCGAGCCACGCGCGGACAATGCCGAGGCGGACGCGGACTTCGTGCCGGATGTGGAATTGTACAAAGAACGGGCCATTCGCATCGCACGCATGCTGACCAATAAGAAGTGGCAGGTGAGTTGGTTGGATACCGAGTCGACCGGCTTGAATGATGATGATGAGTTAGTGGCCGCGAGCGTCATCACGACCAAGGGTCAAGTGCTCTTCAATGAACTGCTGTGCCCACTGCATCCCGACAAGCTGCTGCGACCGGGCAAGAATGGTCAAACGGCTGCCGATGTGAATGGCATCACGCCGGACAAGCTGGCTGATGCGATGCTGGTGGAAGATGGGCTGATTTCATTGGCGACTTTTTTGACGGGGCGCGTGTGGGTGGCGTATAACGCGCCGTTTGATGTGGGCTTGCTGGAACGCGAATGCCAACGCTACAGCCATCCACTGATTTACAGCTTGGGTGTGCATGATGCCATGCAGATTGTGGCGGAATACATCGGCCAGTGGGATCCGAAGTATCGGCAGTTCAAAATGCGCAAGCTGAGTGATGCGGCGTTTATGCTCGGCGTGAATCCTGAACAATCGCATACGGCACATTCGGACGCGATGACTACACTGGCGGTGATGCAAGCGGTAGCGGATAGTGCGGCCATCAATCCGTTCTACGCATAGCAAAATCCGGTTATACTAGAATGAATTAGGGATGAGGTGAAACATGTCCGACAAGCCAGCGCCGGTCCAAGGTGAAGAGCAGCAGCAAAACGTGTATGAAGCGTTGTTACAGTCACTTAATAAGGTGACACGTGACCAATTATATTATGGTAATTGGATTCAGGGTGAAAGCGCGGTTATTACCAGCACTACAACAAATCAACCATCTAAACCGTTAACAATAGCAGACTTAAACAGCGCTATTGAAATGGTTAAGAAAGGGGATGCTTTACAACAAAAAGGCATCGGCAAGGATTGGTTTTGTGTAATAAATCCACAACTTGTAGAACCTATCAAAGAGATGGCAAAGCAATATGTAAAAGTCCCTAATTATGTCATGTCTCCATTTGAGATTGATTATATTATGGGGAGGCGCGTATTGATTGATGTTGCAGCACCTTTGAACATTGAATACATGGACCAACAAACCGCCAAACGCAAATATCCATCACATTTTGAGTCGACCAATGATGAGGTGAAATAATGTCCGACAAGCCAGCGCCGGTCCAAGGTGAAGCACGATTTGAGAAGCGCACAGTACACAGCCGCGTGATTGACCGTCAAGGTGAAGCGCACATAGTCGAGTCTGAAGTGGATGCGTTAGTCATTCCGATTGAAGGCCAGTTTGGGAATGGCGACACGTTGAGCATCACATACACATTGCCACTGGAAGACAACGTCAAACCAAAGCCGGACAAGCAATCCTAAACGACTGCAAATCAACAGCATCATAAACGCCTCGCCTGACACGCGGGGCGTTTTTGTTGGACAGCGATTTTAGCGCGACTGTATAATGCAATTAAGACCAAATGTGCTATGAGGTGCGCATGAAAGACGCTTTTAAGTACGCCCAAAACCAAGCACTGGGTATGCAGTTTGAGATGTTCACCTACCGCATACCCGGTGTGCAATATGCGTGGGAAGTGCATCCCATCGTGACGTGGGTGATGCAAGTCCTCAATGGCATCAGCGAGCCGGTCACCCAAGCGCTATTTAACCGACTGGTGAAGGTGGAATATTAATGACCCTGCGGACTAACCAACTCTACAAGGATTTTGATAACAATGGCGTGCCGCTGCTGACCATCACCTATGACTGGGACGATGCGCTGACGCCAGCACAAGTCACGGCAGTGCATGTGACGAATGCGGATACCCGACCGCGTAATATCCAAGTGACATCGACCTTCAACGCTAAAGTCTACAGCTTCACCATCCAGCCGGGCGCACAAATCGACCAAGCTGTGCCCAACAGCGTGCAAAATCGGCTGCGCGTGCAAGTGCTGGCATCCGGCAAGTTGGATGGGCTGGATTGGAATATTAGCTAATGGCGTTTGTATACCGCAGCGGCAGCAGCGCGGGTAATTCGTCCGGCGCAGGGGTATCACCCGGCAAGCCAGCCGGTACAGCCGACGGTGATTTGCTGATTGCACGTGCTTACCTCGAAAATGACACCAACACGTGGGCAAGTGTGCCAGCCGGATGGAGTCTGGCAGGGTCGATTGCCAACACTGGCGCGTTTAAGTTGTGGGTGTACTGGAAAATTGCCAGCGGCGAGCCAGCATCATGGACATGGACACCGACCACCAGCAATTGGCGCACGATTACGGTCGATGCGTACAGCGGCGGCGTGTCACCGTCGGTGGATGTGGTGGGTGCGGGTGGGCAAGCGGACACGGTGTTACCCGCTTCTCAAACCGCACCAAGTGTGACCACGATTGCTGACAATGACCTTGTGGCCTTTAGTTATGGCAACTTCAGCGGCACCAATCCCACATCCATTGGTGGCTTTGCGACGAATTTACGCACAACATTTGGCGGTGTGGCGGGTGGCGATGCGACTAAGACGCCAGCCGGTGCAACTGGAACATCAAACGCGGGTGGTACTGGTACAGAAGACTATGCCGCCATGCACATCGCGTTCGCAATCGGCAGCGGTGGACCGGCGACGTTGGAGCAAGAAGGGTTTCGGTTTCGGAATGACGACGGCAGCGAATCGGCGGCGACATGGCGACAGGCACAGGATACGAATGATAGCGTGGCGGTCAGCACCACCATCCGGATGCGGATGCTGATTAACGCTGTGAATAATCCTGACGCCGGGCATTACAAACTGCAATATCGCAAAGTGGGTGATGACACATGGTTGGATGTCACCCAGTAAGGAACCTAAATGGCATTTGGATTACCGGACAAGGGCGCAGGCGCGAGTGATGTGCAGTCGATTGTTTTCAGCGAGTACCTGAAAGCGCTGTGGGCGGGTGTTGACGGTGTGGATTGTGTGTTGTCCGGCTGCGCGGTAACCGCACAAGCCTCGCCGGACATGACCGTGGCGGTTGCCAAGGGCGCAATACTGAGCAATGGCACTTTGCGAGCGGTGACGGCTGGTAACGTGACCATCACAGCGGCAGATGCGACTAATCCACGTATTGATTTGATTGTGGTCAACAGCAGCGGCACCGAAACAGTGCGCACGGGCACAGCAGCCGCCAACCCGGCACCACCCACACGCACGGCCAATGATGTGGTACTGGCGGTGGTGTATGTTCCGGCGAATGACACCGCTATTCAAACCAACCAGATTAGCGACATCCGGATCACGCGCACGCAGGGACCCATCGTTATTTATAAGACGACCGCTGCCGAAACGACCAACACCACCTTAGCTGCGATTGAAGCGCTGAACAAAGCCAACAGCGGCGTGACCATTCCAAGTGGATTGTTTTTGGCGGGTAAAGTGCTGCGCGTGCGATTGGGCGGCAACATGTTACTCAACAGCGGCACGCCGACTGTACGTGTGGTGATTCAATATGGCGGCACGGTGATGTTCAGCGATATTTCGGGTGTGTCGACTGCTGATACCGACCGCGCACCGTGGTTTTTGGATTTTGATATTGTGGCACAGGGTAACGCTGACCAATCACTCAACGGGAACCTTGCTATGGGTATCATCGCGGCGAAAACTGCGCCCACCACCGGCTTAGGTGATGCATGGACAACAGCCGCCAACATCGGACCGGTATCAGGTGCAGCGGCAGTGAATAGCGATGCGGCAGACCGTTTATTATCTGTGCAAATTACGTTCAGCGTGAGCAATGCGGCAAATGAATTGGTGGTTGAATCAGCCACGGTGGAATTGTTGTAAATGGCAGCATCACGCGGCAATGGGTTGGTTCTAGGCGGCTCTACGTCCTATTTAGGGCAAGGGCAGTTGGGTGCGCCGGATACTAATCCAGCGGTGAAACTGTCGCTCAGCAGCAACATCGCCGCGAATGCCGCCACCGCGACTACTGCGCAACTAACGGCACCATCCGGCAAAACCACAGCCGATTTTGTGGCGGGTGACATATCTGACGATACCAATCCGCTGTACCTCGACATCACGGCTGATGATTACACCGAATTGGAATTTGCACTGGCACTGGCGGCTGATGCATCTGGTGATTATGAATTCCGCATCGTGTTCAATGGCGCAGTGCTCGACACCTACAGCGTTACCCCTGTGCTGTCAGTCACGACCAGCGGCGGGACAACGTATACCGTGTCCATTAGTGGCACGTTGACACCTGCCGGGGCGCTCATCAAGCAAGACAGCAAGCTGGTGGCGGGAACCTTGACACCTGCCGGACTGTTGAGCAAGCAACTTGCCAAACTTATCGCTGGAACGTTGACTCCAGCGGGATTGCTTCAGAAGCAACCGTCCAAACTAATGTCTGGCACACTGACACCGGCGGGAGCCATCACCAAACAGGGCAATAAGGTGGTGGTGGGCACGTTATCACCCACGGGCAGCATCACCAAGCAAGACAATAAGCTGACATCCGGCACGCTGACACCGACAGGTGCACTGCAAAAGCAAGCCAATAAGATTGCAGAAGGCACACTGACACCATCTGGTACGTTGGCGCTGATTAAGACGGTTATCCTGACTCTCGGTGGTACGTTGACATCGAGCGGGGCGCTGATTAAACAGGCGGGTAAAGTCACAGCGGGAACGTTGACTCCAGCTGCCACGCTCATCAAACAGGTGAGCAAGATTGTCGCCGGAACGTTGACACCAGCTGGTGCACTGAGTAAGCAAGACTCTAAACTGACCGGCGGCAGCTTATCCAGCAGCGGCGGATTGCTCAAACAGGCCAACAAGGTGGTGGGCGGTACGTTGACACCTGCCGGAAGTGTGCTGAAGCAAGCATCCAAGCTGGTGGCTGGCACATTGACTCCAGCGGCGACACTCATCAAACAGGTCAACAAAGTGCTGGCGGGAACGTTTACGCCCAGCGGTGCGTTGAGCGCGGCCAAGTCCACCTTCCTCAAACTGTTGGATGTGGGCGGCACGTTGACACCGAGCGGTGCGCTGACCAAGCAAGCATCCAAGCTGATGAGTGGGACGTTATCGCCAACCGGCGCATTACTCAAACAAGCGGGTAAGGTGGTGCGCGGCACGTTGACACCAGCGGGTGTTATCAGCCTGACGAAAGTGGTCAGCAAGAGTTTCAGCGGCACATTGACATCCAGCGGGGCGCTGCGCAAACAGGCCAACAAGACGCTAGACGGTACGCTGACACCATCCGGCGGACTCATCAAGCAAATCCATAAATTCTTTGGCGGCGTCCTGACCAGCGTGGGCGCGTTCATCGGCGTCAACAACAGCACGACGGTGGTGCAAATCGGTTATGACGTGGCGGATACACGACGCATGCCGGTGTTATTCGAACAGGGTGCACGTCCGATTTACTACGATGATGCACGGGCGCTGATGGCCTACGATGACACCCACATTAAGACGCTGTTTGAGGGAACAACCGCGCCGCAACTTTACGACCGCCAACCGATTACACTATACTATGATGAAAACAAATGTGCGGTTTTGTCGGTCATAAATGGCTCGACAATGATTTATGGAGATTAAGCATGGCAACCAAAGTTCCATTGCCCGTACCACAACCGACCGTATCCTATGTCAAGCTGCTGGTGGTCAAAGAGTTGCGCCTTGAAAACGCATTCTATACCGCCGGACATGAAATCGAAGTCTTTCATCATGAAGCGATTGCGCTGCTGCGCGATTATCCCGAACATTTCGAGGTGGTCTAATGATTGGTAAATTGGGCATGAGCGGATCCGTCGAATTCGAAGTGATTCGACCGGCTGTTAAGAAAGCGCCGTTGTCATGGCGGCTGCGCAATTGGTTCACGTGGATGTTCATCACCAGTTGGTTTTGGACACAGGTATTCATCCCAATCGCTCGCTTCCTGAAAGCGCCGATGGTCATGATGTACGGCGAGTTATCCATCCGTGTGCGCAAAGGCGACACCGGCGAGTGGATTGATTACGGCGTGGTGTCACGGCGTGTCATCACAGACGCAGGTGTGACCTTCCTGCGTGATGACTGGAACAGCGGCGCGAATGACATCAACCTGATGAACTTTCATGGCATCGGTACTGGCGTCACTGCTGAATCAGCCGCACAAACCGCACTGATTACCGAGTCGACCACTGCGCTCAACCCAAACAACACCCGCGCCAGCGGCACACGGTCAGTCCCGGCGTCTAATCAATACCGCAGCGTGGGCACACTGACAGCCGACGCGGACATCGCGGTAACTGAACACGGCTTCTTTGACCAATCAGCCACCGGCGGCGGTACGATGTGGGACCGTAGCGTGTTCGCCGCTATAAATTTAGTGGGGGCAAACCCCGACTCAATCCAGTGTACCTATACCGTCACTTTAGCATCCGGCGGTTAGACCATGCAAATTCCACGCTTGGCAGCTTATGTGGGTGAAGTCATTCCGGTGCGCTATTCATTCCTGTCGCGGCTGAAGGATTTCAGAAGCACATCACAGGCACTGACCGGCGCATCGGTGGCATGGGTGAGCCAATCCACATCACTGGCAACCTTTGTGAATGGTTCCAACGGTCTGGTGACATCCGACCAAGGCACAGCCGATGGCATTGCCAATGATGCGGTAATTGGTGCGTTTACCATGCTGGCTGCCGGAATTTGTACAGTGAAGGTGTCGGTAAGTGCGACCAATCCGGCGGCGACTTACGTGGGTGTCATTCAGTTTGAGATAGAGGCGATACCGACGCCATAAGCGAGGCTTCCATCATGGCACTTTCCACAGCCAACAAAGACATCGTTGAGCTACGCCGCGAGCGCGTGGCTCATTTACGTTTAAAACAACTGAGTGCGCGTGAGATTGCCGAGGCGCTGGCAACCGGTGATTATCCGCTGCTGAATCCGGAAACCGGCGAGCCATACACGCACACCACCATCCTCAGTGACATCAAGGCGCTGAATAGTCGCTGGCGCAAGGATGCCAACATCGCCACCGAGAAACACGCCGCGCGTCAATTCGCCGAGATGCAAGAAACCAAGCGCTTGGCGTGGCAGCAAAATGATGGTGACTTGGTCATCAAGGTCATCGACAAGGAAATGAAGCTGCTGGGCACGATGAAACAACCGGATGGCCTGACCATCAACATCAACATGGAAATCATCGTCAAATTGGTGGAGGCGATTGAGGCACGCGGCGAGTCGGCGGCGACCATCTTCGAGGAAATGTTGCGGGAGATAGAACTTGCTGACGTCAATCGACATAGCGCGTAATGTCCTCGCGCGGCGTGGCATTCAACGTCCACCGGATCCGCCACCGCTCGGTGCTGCCGATTGGATTCAGCGCAACTTCTATCTGTACGACAGCGGCGAGTTGATGAGCTTATATGACTGCCAACAACGACCACTGGAACTCTCACAGGCGCGGGATATTGAAGGCCGGTTCCGTTACAACACCATTTTGTGGGCATGGCCTAAGAAGTCGGCCAAGTCATCGGTGATTGGCGCGATGGCGGATTACACGGCAGCCACCCGCAAGCGTGGTTCGGTCAAGTTGGTGGCGAACGATTTGAAGCAAGCGGACAGCCGCGTTGGCTATTACATCCGCGAGAACATCAAGATTGCGCAGTCGCTCGGCAAGCGTGAAGGCATCCACATGACGCCTTCTGGGTACCGGATTGATTACCCAAACGGCTCGAAGATTGAATCCGTGCCCATCGACCCAACCGGCGAGGCTGGCGGTAACGATGACATGATTGTGTACAGCGAGTTGTGGGGCTGGAAGTCCAAGGCTCATCAGCGCATGTGGTCGGAAATGACGCTCTCACCCAATAAGTGGGGCAGTGCGCAGCGTTGGATTGATACCTATGCCGGAATTAGCGGCGAGAGTCCCATCCTTGAACAGTTGTATGACACCGGCGTCAAGCAAGGGCGGCTGGTGTGGGACGATTTGGAAGTGTACGTGAACGATGCGGCGCGTATGCTGACGGTGTGGGTGACACGTCCGATGTTCCCATGGCAGACGGAAGAGTATTACGCGCAGGAAGCCGGACAACTGACACCATCCGAGTTCGCCCGGATGCATCGCAACCAATGGGCAGCATCCAGCGAGGCGTTCATCCCAATTGAATGGTGGGACGAGTGCAAAAACGATAATTTGTCGGATTTGGGCGGACGCGGTGTCATCATCGGCGTGGATGCAGCGGTTGAAAACGATTGCTTCGCGGTGGTGGTGGTGTCGATGAGTGCCGAGGGCAAGCCACAAGTGCGCTATGTGAATGTGTGGTCACCGCCGAAAGACGGACAGATTGACTTCACAGCAGTGGAAGCCGAACTGATGCGATTGTTCAGCACCTATCATGTAGATGAAGTCGCCTATGACCCGTACCAGATGGCAAGCATGGCGCAGCGGCTTGGTGACAACGTCTTCTGGCGGCCTTTTAACCAAGGGGCACCGCGCTTGGTGGCGGATAAGCGGTTATACGACATGATTCGGGACCGGCAGATTGAACACAGCGGCGAGCCAACGTTACGACAACACATCATCAACGCTGACCGCAAGCCGGAAGAAGAGAAGCTGCGCATCATCAAACGTGTGCAAACCGGCAAGATTGATGCGCTGGTGGCGCTCAGCATGGCGGTCGATAGATTGATGTACTACCGATAGGAGTTTGCATGGACGCGCTGATTGCCGAAATGAATGAAGTCGAAGTATTAGCCAAAGAACTGTACTACGTTTATGTCAATCGCGATGGCAGCGGCTTCACGCCCACTAAGTTCAAGGCATTGCCGCAACCAGAAAAGATTGCGTGGTATCGGACAGCCGAATTTGTCATTAAACGCGGTCAGCGATATGAAGAGGCCGACCACAAGTAAGGAAACATGATGCCAGACGTAGCCGAACAAGCGATTATCGCCAACGAAAAATACAGCGTCCGTGAATTCAGTCCCAACAGTTGGGGTGGTTTCATTGGCGACAGCATGGGCTTCCTCTGGCCGTCAAAAGCGGACTTATTACCCGCGTGGGGCAGCCTTGAATGCGATATTGCCCTGCGCGTGATGCATTACACACAGCACAACGCTTTGTGGGGTGGCGCGTCCAAAATCTGGATACAAAAGATACTGGGCACGCCATACGAAATATCCGGCGGACGCAACCTGACCTATGACTGGCAGGATTTGTTCTTCGAGTCGGACTTCGGCGAAGGTTACGACTTCATGCTGTCGAAGTTCTTGACGGATTACCTGACGCTCAACCGTGGTGGCTTCATCGAGAAGGTGAGCTACGGTACGCCGGACACACCCATCAAGGAAGGCGCGAAAATCCTCGGCCTGAATCATCTGGACGCGCTGCGCGTGTACTTCACCGGCAACCGTGAATGGCCGTACCTGTATCAAAGCGAGTACGGCGGCAAGCTGCACAAGCTGCATTATACGCGGGTGATTCATCTGGCTGAGCATCCCGCGCCCAACACGGCGATGTATGGCATGGGCAAGTCGGCACTCTACGACGCCATGACCGTAACCAACACACAAGTGCTGCTCGGTAGGCATCAGAACGAGTTGCTGAACGATATGCCACCGCCGGGTATCGTCATCTTCAACAACGTGCGAGCGGATGAAGTCTCCACCGCCATGACGCAATTTGATTATGAGCGTGTGCGCGATGGTCAAAGCGTGTATCGTGCGCCGCTGCAACTGTCGAGCAAAGACCCATCCCAACCGGCTACAGTCACGTTCGTGCCGATGAAGACTGTGCCGGAAGACTTCGATTATAAGAAATATATGGAGGTGCATGTCAATCTGCTGGCGCTGACGTTGCAACTCGACCCGCAAGATATTTGGCCGTTGCAATCATCCAGCATGGGCAGTGGTGCCCAATCGCGCATCCTCGAAGCAAAGGGCAGCAGCAAGGGACCCGGCTATCTACTGACGCGCTTGGAACGTTGCTGGAACACGGTGCTGCCGCGTTCGCTGGAGTGGAAATACAAAGCGCCGGACGCGCAGGCTGATGCCCAGATAGCCAACACGGCTAAGGTGTGGACGGACATCGCCGGAAGTGCGCAATTCATGACGGAAGATGAGAAGCGGCAGCTTGTCGCCAACCAAGTGCCAGCTTTTGCGGATGTGCTTCTCGACGAGAGTGGGCAAGTGCGGTTATATGACGCGGATCCCAAGACGCAGGCGCAGCTAGTGACCATCGCGCCGGATAGCACACAGTTGAATGGCGAGCTACCGACTACGCCGACGGTGACATCGGATTCCAACGCGCAACTGACGACCGCACCGGATGCGCAACCACCTGCAGACGTAACCAAGGACATGGTGGCGACCACCAGCGCCTATGTGGCAGAAATTCAGGCGGCGATGCAAGACGGTCTTGACCGTGTGACGACCAAGGCCGGATGCGCGGCGCGTATTCGTGGCATCATCGTGCGTTATGGCAAACCGGCTTATCAGGACGGCTTGGCAGACGGCGGCGTTGACCCGAATGAACTGGACGAGGACGACCTGCGCGTGATTGCCGATGACAACGTGTGGGACAGCCAGTATGTGTCACGGTTGGTGGATGAGATTTATAGCGAAGGTGGCTTGAAAGGCTCGGTTGAGTATCGTGCGCCGCTGTGGGTATCCACGCTCAACCGCTTCTACTATGACGGCCTATCCAGCGCCAACAAGAACGGCATGTATGCGTTCACCGGCGAAGATGGTGATGATAACTGTGATACCTGCCGACGGCTGAAAGGGCAGGTGCACCGCATGAAAGATTGGACGCGCAAGAAACTCAGGCCGGGTATCGACCATGAGAATTTTGATTGTGGCTCATGGGAACCGCACTGCAAGCACGTCTTAATAAAGACAACCGTAAGTGCGCAAGGGAATTGGTGATTTGACAAGCTAACGCCAATTTTGCCATACTGAAGTTATTACCCCGTTTGTCAGGAACGGATGCTGGTCAGGGCAGCGCATACACTATGCGCTTTTTTGTATTTCAGCCTAGACCAAGGGGCAATCGTGACTGACCAATCCACACAAACCAAAGCCTTTCAGGGCATGTTGACCCAAGCTGAAACAAACTATGTACCGCTGTCGGCAACTGCGGGTAAAGCCTGCGCCAATTGCCGATGGTTTATGAACGACGGATGCTTCATTGTGGCGTATGGTGAGCCAGAACCCATCATCGCGACTGGTTACTGCGAACGATGGGAGGCCACGCCGGAACCCAAGGAAGAACCAGCCATCGCAGAAGTAATTGAAGAGGTGGTTGAATCCATCACCGAATCTTTCATGAGCATGGAAGCATCCTACACACCACCCAAGCGCAAGACGATTTCAGAACGGCTGCGCTCGCTGTTCACGCGCAAGCAATCAGACGATGCCTTCAGCGTATTCAAGGGCACGGACGGTGAATGGCACTTCCACGCGATTTACACCAACAACTTTGAAGACCGTGAAGATGAAATCCTGACCACCAAAGGTCATGACAAGTTTATCGCGCGGGTGGACATGGGATTGATACCCATGCCGGTGCTGCAAGCGTGGCACATACCCGGCACGGAACATGGCGAGGCGGATGTCATCTGGCGTAACGACCATTTCATTCACGCGATTGGTCACTTCTATGACACGCCGGACGCACAGAAGGCGATTGAGTTCTACCGCAAGAACGCCGGAAAAATCAAAATGTCGCACGGCTTTGTGGTGCCACAGAACGCTTTCGATGGCAAGCACTATGAAGACTTTAACACGATTGAGATCACAACCCTGCCACCCTACGCGGCGGCTAATCCATACACATCCTTTGAGGAGTTGCAAACAATGGCAAAGCAGTTGACAGACGAAAAACGCCGCTACGTGGAGACTTTGTTCGGCAAGGACAAGGTGGCTGAAATCGAAGCGGCAGACGAGCAGCGCGGCAAGGCGCTGGAAGACATGCGCATCGCGTACAAAGACTTCGTGGACGCCACCGAACCGGCAGCCGACGCACCTGCGCCCACATCCGAACAAGAGAAGGCGCTGACGGCGGTCTATAGCGAGCTTGTGGCTTCGCAATCCGAATTGGTGACCGCGTATAACGGACTCGCCAAAGCAGTGAAGGCCAAGGATGAACGCATCGCTGCGCTTGAAGCCAAGTTCGATGCACAGGTTGCTGTGCTGCAAAAAGACAACGACGCACTGCGCACGCTGGTGAATGCCGGTCCGCGCCGCGCATCACAGGACGAGTCCACCACCGTCAACAAGGACGGCGACTTGCAAGACGCACTTCCGCGCGAATCCGAACTGGGCAAGTGGCTCGGATTACCCGTTAAGCAAACAAACTAGGCCAACAGGCTACGAGGAACAAAGAAATGACTGATGTTCAAGTTCTAGACCGCAAGTACAGTGCCAAAGAGTTGGTCGAGATTCGCAATCTGCTGATGCAGGTTGAGAAGAACAACGCTTCGGGCACCACACCCACCAACAACCCGCCCTACGGTCCCTATGCGGATGGCAGCGGCGACTATGGCACGTTCAGCTATCCCGGCGCACGGCCTGAAATGTTCTCGGCCTTCCAGCGTCCGCGCTCGATGGCGAGTCTTTTCGGGATCCGTCCGTCGCGCATTGCCAATGAAAAGATTGGCATCATGACCGGCGTGACTGCGGAGGAAGGCAGTAATCCGGCTGATTTCTGCGGTACTGCGCCCACCGCCGGACAACTCAAACGCAGCGTGCAAAATTATATTTTTGGCAAGTCCTACTGGAAGACCAAGGTTGCCAACGTCGCGGAGCTTGGCGAGTATGCCGACTTCAGCGACATGGCGGCCAAGCGCATCTTGAACGTCAACCAATCCGGCAATCCGTTTGTGCCGGACTTGATGAACAAGCTGGACATCAGCAACCGCGATGCTGCCACCCTCGCCAACGAACTGGGCACCGTCGGCGTGGCAATGGAACGCAGTTGGGAAAAGGTCGCCATTCAGGGTAACAGCAGCAAGGCACCGGCTGCCGCCACCCTCGGATGGATTAAAGAGTTTGACGGCCTCGAACGTCAAATTGTCACCGGCAAGCGCGACCTCGACACGCAGGTGTTGTCACCGGCTGCCGATAGCATTGTCATTTCGTGGGGCACAGGCATCGACGTGACATCCGGCGGACGTACCTTCCCGCAAGTGCTGGTCGATACCTACTACGGTCTGAGCCAATTGGCTGATGACGTGGGCATGAACGGTACGCGCTGGGCGATTGTCATGCGTATGGAAGAGTTCCGTGCGCTCACCTACGTGTATGCGTGTGAATACTGGACAAGCCGGTGTTCGGGCAGCGCAGGCAATCCGAGCTATACCGACGCGGCCACCGTGCGCGGTTTGCAACTGCAAATGTGGAACGGCAAGTATCTCCTCATCGACGGTACGCCCGTTCAGGTGGTGTTCACCGATGGTATCCCACTAACCAAGGCTGGCGGCACGGTTTACACCGCGCAAGACCTGTTCATCCTGCCAGTGGAGTGGAACGGTATGCCACTGCTGAACCTCGAATATAAGCCGATGGCAAACGGTGACGCGATGGGCTTCGCCAACTTCATTGGCCCGAACGATTTCACCGCGTTCAACAACGGCATGTGGCTGAGCACCAAGGAACGCACCAACTACTGTATGGAATTACTGTTCGCTGGCAAGTTCCGTCTGATTCAAGACGCACCTTTCCTCGCGGCGGTCATCAACACCATGCAGTTCAGCTTCCAAGCGCCAATCCGCAACGCTTACCCGGACAACACCGAGTTCTATCGCAACGGCGGCGCAACCCGCTGGGATGGGAACATGACGGTTTCCTAACCGTCAGCCGGATAATCATCATCAGAATTAAGGGAAGGGCGCAGAGATGCGCCTTTCTTGTTTTGGTAGTACAATAGTTCTATGTTCTACTTGTTCTATAATAGTGTCGGGCTATTATGACATTCCAAGCCACCATCTACATCCCATTCGCAGCCTACCACCAAACTGTCGTCCATCGTGCGATTGCCAGCGCTACACAACAAACCATTTCGGCGATTGTGTTGGCGGCTGAATCACCACAGACACCGGCACGTTTTCGCAATGAAGCCATGAACGCCACCACGCCGTTTGTGTGCTTTCTGGATGCGGACGACATGCTAGAACCGACCTTCATTGAAGAATGCCTGCGTGCTTACCAGCCGATGAAGTATGTGTATACCAGTTGGAAGTGTGGCAGCGTGGAAGTAAAGCCAAACCTGTGCGTGACGGCGGATGATGATTACCGTTCGCATCTGGTGACGACGCTTTACCCGACGGAAATATTCAAGGCGCTCGGCGGATTTGATGAGTCGCTCAGTGGGCATGAGGATGTTGATTTTTACCTGCGCAGCGCCAGCCAAGGCGTGTGCGGTGTGCATGTGGACAAGCCACTGCTGAAGTACACCGACGACGGCGCACGGTCTGAAACGTTTAATGCACGCGCGGACAAGAAAGCGATTATGGACCGCGTGTTTTTAGCAAATGGAGGTCAAAGGACAATCATGGCATGTTGTGGGCAACCGGGCGAACCGGCGGCAGCGAATCCGGGTGTTGAGCAGCCGGGTGATGTGCTGGCAACGGCACTGTGGTCAGGGATGCGGTCAGAAGTGGGACACGCGACAGGGCGGGTGTACGTCGGCGGGAATATGTCCAAGATATATGTTGACCCGCGCGATGTGGAGCACACGCCGCATCTGTTCAAGCCGGTCAAGGATTTGCGTAAGTTGGCACCCGACCGCGACAAGGTGCTGCGCGAAAGTGGGCTGGTGTAGATGCGCAAAGGTCAAGGACTTGTTGAGTACGTACTGATTTTAGTTTTGGTTGCAGTGACGTTTATTGTCATCTTCGCACTACTTGTTGGTGGTTCTAAAACGTCATGCGAAAAAAATAAGCCAAACGCCGGTGACATAGTTAATTGCATCGCTACACGGACGCAAGAGGCCAAGAGCAAATGAATCCACTGGATTGGCTGTACTATGCAGCGGCGGCATGGTTTGTGGCGTATGCCATTAGCAAGACACACGGGCCATTCGGCATGTTTGCGTGGCTGCGCTCGCGGCTGCCGCTCGGTGGATTGACGGCGTGCATCATCTGCCTGATGCCTTACGTGGCGCTGGTGCTGCGGCTCATCGGTCAACATGTGTTGATTGATGCGCTGGCGATTGCTGGCGTGGCGCTGTGGTTGCACGGCTTCACCGGCTGGCGGCACGATTTCTAATTAACGAACAGTAAGTCAGGAACGGAACTTATCGGCATGGGCACAGTTTATTTTTGTGCGACGGATTACTACCTCAACGGCGGATACCGGAGTTACACCGACTTCTTCAAGTTGGCTGACCTTGCCGGTTATCCGATTATCCCACTGGCAGATATTGACCCGCAATCCGACAACACCTACATCTTCACACCTTCCAACGGTGAAACGGTGATGGGCTGGCCGGACGCGACCGCGCAAATCATCCTGTGGCAATTGGAATGGATGCTCACCAGCGAACACAACACACCGCCGGGTGTGCGCCGCGTGTGGGCATCGGACGCGAGTTTCGCACGCGAGCAAGGGTTTGAGTATGTGCCGATGGGCAGCGATGACCGCTTGAATCAGGTGGGCAGCGCGTATCCGGCGGATAAGCTGTTTGATGTGGCGATGATTAGCTACCAGACGCACCGTCGGCAAGTCATCACCAGCCAATTAATCAATCAAGGGCTGACGCTCGCGCCAGTGGACAACTTATGGGGCAGGCAACGGTCTGTGGCGCTACTGCAAAGCAAGGCGATGGTGCATGTGCATCAGCATGACAGTGTGCAAACCGTCGCACCGTTGAGATGGTCGATTGCTGCGGCGCACCGGCTGCCGGTCATCAGTGAAACAGTACGCGACCGTGGCGTGTTTGGTTATAGCGCGATGGTACAGGCTGATTATCACTTCCTCGCCGCTTTCACCAAGACGATGGTCGATGATGCGCGATTGCTGGCGGATTATGCGTCCGCGCTGCATGGCTTGCTGTGTGAGGAATACAGTTTCCGAAAGGTGGTTGAAGCCCATGTCTAATCTTGTAGAAATATTGAGTGAAAAGTGGTTTGAAATATTTATGGGACTACTTCTTTCGATGGTAGTTGTGTTTCTTGCAACTTTGATGGTAAGCATGCTTATAAACCTAGTTAATTACGATTCATGCACAGACCAGACTTTTGCCTGCCGTGGGCATCAAGTTCAACTATGCATGAATAGCGAATTGTATTCACGCACTGAATGCATTCAATTGGTAGGTGGCAAAAATGCCAGATAATCCAATCCCATTCCGGCGGATGAACGCCACGCTGAAGGCGACACGCGCGGAAGTGCAGCTGCTGTTGTCGGTGGATGGCATCCACACGCCGCCACAATTTTACGCGTTGTTTTTGTCGATGAGCAATATGTCGTCCAATCTGGTCAATCCAAGCCGGTTGCAATTGATGACGCAAATTGCCGTGTGGCTGCGCTTCTATCGGCGGCTGATTGATACGCTGCCGGATGCCAATCCACTGAAGGCGACTGCCCAGAAGGACTTCGAACAACTCAGCGAGCCGTACCAATCGTTATTGGAGATACAACCGTCATGAAGATTATTGGGTATACCGCGCTGCGCTATGGTGCGGATTATCTCGGCTCGGCGATTCGCTCGATTATTAACGCGGTCGATGAGTACCACGTGTTATACGCCACACAACCGAGTCATGGGCATTGGTCAGACGCGCCATTGCCATCCGGCGAAAGCGAGAACGATTTGCACGCGATTGCTTGGCAGGCTGCTGGAACCAAGCTGACGTGGCATCGTGGCGACTGGACGCATGAAGGCCAGCAACGCGACAGCATCCACCAGTTTGTGCCGGATGCGGACGTGGTCATTAGTGTGGACAGTGATGAAATTTATAGCGAACACCTTCTCGAAAACATTATCCACTTTTCTTACATCAACAAAGCCTTGCCGCCACACCGATACTTGCGTGTGCCATTTATCCACTACTGGCGCAGCTTCCACAAATGCATCTTGCATGACCCAGCGTATCCTGCACGGGTGACCTTTTCGAAAGTGCCAGCCGGTGAATATGGATGGCAGCCATTCATGGGTGTCGTCAATCATATGGGATACGCCACGCGGCCTGAAATCGTGGCCTACAAGTGGAAGATACACGGACATTTGGGCGAATTGCGGCGCGATGTCAATTGGTTCGAGGATGTATTCATGGCAAACCGGCAAACCGATTGTCATCCCGTGGGCAGCGAGTATTGGAACGCTGAAACCGTTGACCCAATGGACTCCATGCCAAGCTGGATGGTTGAGCATCCGTTTTATGGAATGGACGTGATTGAATGAATGCGGTTCAACTGCTGGAAGCTATGAAAAACGGTGCTACTGTTGAATCTCGCTGGAAGAGTCGTTCTTTCGCTGAGAAGGCACGCTATCAATATATTCTAACGATACCCGGTCAATCACCAATTGTTATCCAGAAAAGTTTAGTAGACGCTTTGATTAAAGCGGGATCCGTGCGCAGTGTTTATGGTTTCGGGGCAAATCGCACTTACGAGGTGATTGAATGACGATAGCAGTCAACTTGATTGAAGACCGGCTGCCGGTGCTGGTCGATGCCCGGACGGCGACGATGGGCGGCAGCTTCTACTATGAGCCGCTGCGTCCGTATGATGGCCTGCCGTTGAAGTGGGTGTACGACGAACTGCTGCGCTACCCAAAGGCCACGCTGATTGACGTGGGCGCACACACCGGCTGCTATACGCTGCTGGCAAAACATCACCCGGATATGACGGTGTACGCCTTCGAGCCGGTGCCACTGACGCATGAAGTGCTGCAAGCCAACATCGCGCTGAATGGGCTATCCCACAAGGTTTATGACTATCAGGCGGGTGTGAGCAACTACAACGGCGAAGGTACGCTGCACAGCATCAAGAACGTGGGCGGATCCGGCGTGTCGCTGGTGGATGGCACGCCAGCGTATCACAAAGACTATGACAACCTGCCGGTGCAAGTCATCACACTGGATAGTTTTTGCAAAGAGTTCAATGTTGCGCCGCATTGTATCAAGGTTGATACCGAGGGCGGTGAGAAGTTTGTACTGGAAGGCGCAGCTGAAACCATCCAACGCTACCATCCGTTTTTGATGGTCGAGTACAGCCAAGAGAACGCCAACCAATACGGCTACGCATCGAATGAGGTGGTGGCGATGATTGAGGCGTGGGGTTACACGTGGCGCAATCCGGAAGGCATGGATTTGTGGTGCGTACATAAAGAGTGGGAGAACATCAAATGAAGTTAGAGCAAACGTTGACCATGATTGCCGTACACATCAAGGCGGACGCGCAGGCATTGATTGCTTACGCCGAGGAAGACACGCTGGGCGGCTACGATGTGGATGAAAGCAACCGCAAATTTCCACAGGGCAGCTTGTGGGAAGTAGAAGGCAAGACGCTGTATGCGTTGGTGCGCTGGCTGAAGCCGGACGTGGTGGTTGAAATCGGCGGCTGGGCAGGATGCAGCGCATCACATTTGGCGCTGGCGGTACAGGCCAATGGCGGTGGACGTGTCATCAGCGTGGACAGCGGCGAAGGTGGTCAGGAACACGGTTATCTGCTGACGCCGGAACTACGTCCATATGTCACGCTGGTGAAGGCGGATGGACGCGATTGGTTACGCGCACAAGCTGACCATTCCATCGGTTTGCTGTTTGAGGATGCAGACCACAGCACCGCGCTGACGGCAGCCATCAGCAAACTGGCGCTCGAAAAAGTGATGCCCGGCGGCTACTACTTAAACCATGATGCGGCCCACGACTTTGCAGTGGTGGGTGGTGGCATGAAAGTGGCCTCGCCGGTGGGGCGTGAAGTGCGTGATGGACTGGACATCGCCAAGGTGTACTTCCGCACATACCTCGCAGAACCGAGTGATTGCGGACTGGCGCTGTCGGTCATGCCGGGTGTGCCGATGACCAAGGCCATTCTTGAGCCGGTCGTGGATTATGGCATCGCGCCGATTGAGACACCCAAACCCAAACGCACACGGAAGTAATCATGACGCCAATTATTAGCTTGGTATCCGGCACCTATAACCGCATCGCCTTGCTGAAGGACATGGTGCAATCCTTCCGCGATAATTTGCTGCCGGGGCTGCCGTATGAAGTGGTGCTGGTCGATGGCGGCTCGACCGATGGCACGATTGAGTGGGCGAAGGCACAGCCGGATGTCAAGCTGATTGAGGACGGCGCATTATTGGGCGCGATTTCAGCCTTCACACGTGGCGCGTTTGCGGCGTCGGGTAAATACGTGCTGCTGGCAAATGATGACGTGCAGTTCAGGGCTGGCAGCATCCTTCCGGCCATCGTGCATCTGGAGAATAACCTACGATGCGGCGCGGTGGCCTTTGCGGATAATCGACCCATACCGGGCTTCTTCACCACCAAGGATTACAAAACGCTGCGCATGGCTGCCGTGAAGGATGGCAAAGAAACATCGGTGATTTATGCGCAGGTGGGACTCTTCCGCAAGTGGCTCGGCGACAAGGTCAAATGGTGGCTGGGTGAGCATGACGAGATGCTCGGCGCGCATGTGTACGGCGGCGACAACTCACTCTCGGCGCAAATCTGGCACTATGGCTATAGTGTGGAGGCCGTGCCGGAAGCCATCATTGAGGACCATGTGGTGGTTGATGAGCTACGCCAAATTAATTACAACAAAGGCATTGAATCCAATGACAGCCACTTCTTCTATGACCAGTGGCCGGGGGGTGTGCGGGTGATGAACGAACCACAGTTGCCACAACAGGATAAACGCGCGGCACGTATCCTGTACCTGCCGATTTATGAGCCGGGCTGGACGGTGCAGAAGCATCCGGTGCATGGTAAGCACGGCCTACGCGACGCACTGGCACGCGCCACCAATAAGTATGGCGCACAGCATATTGTGCAAGAGTTTGATTACTTGGAAGGCGACCCGAAAACGCTGCGCACACGGTTGATGGGCATTGCCGACCGTTTCAAGCCGGACTTGGTGCTGACGCAAATTCAATCACCACTGCCACTGACGGCGGACATGTTGAAGGAACTGCGCGAGCGTACCGGCGCAACCATTATCAACTGGAACGGTGACCAAGCACCCGGCGGATTGGCAAGCACACCGATGCTGGCGCTGCTGCGTCATGTGGATTTACAACTGATTACTAACTTGGATGTGGTGGATGTGTATGAGCAAGAGCGCATCAAGTGGGCTTACTGGCAAATCGGTTTTGAGGATGTGGGCGATGATTACCAATCAATTGCGGATGCGTATTACCGTGACCAAGGCCGGCCAAGTCCGTTCGATAACGTTGACACATGGCCTGTCGTATACCTCGCCTCGCTACGCAGTCCTGAACGGCAAGCGATTGCGGCCATTGTGGAAGAGTTCGGTGGGCGCGTCTTTACGCCGGGCGATGAATTCGCCAGCCTCTACAATTTCGGCGTTACAAAGGCCATTTACCGGCACGCAAAGATTGCCATTTCAGACAACGGATTTACCAGCAAAGGATTTGTCAGTAATCGACTATTTCAAGCATTATCGGCTGGCGGATGCGTCGTATTACAGCAGCACGTGGATATGCTGGACGAACTCACGGGCTTGAAGTTAGGAGAGCATTACGTCGGCTGGTCAAATCTAGAGTCACTGCGCTATGCGATTAAACTCCAACTTGAAAATGAATCATTAAGGCAACATGTTGCAGACGCTGGCACAGCGTTTGTCCGCGAGAACTTCAGCTTCGACGCGCAGGTGGTCAAGTTGATGGCACTCATCAAGGAACGGTTGGGTGACAGCCAACAACTCAACGAGAGCATTACGCTGCGCTATGTGGGACGCGCCACGAACGGCTTTGGACTGGGCAACATGTGGCCGAGCGGGATGCGCTACGAATACGAGCCGGGTCGATTGCTGTACGTCAAGAAGGAAGATGTGGATGTTATCACCCAACTGTATCCGGCGGATTGGGAACGGATGGACATCGAATAATGTGGCGGCGACTGCGGTGCGCGATGGGATGGCATGTCTGGCAAGCGGTCATTTGTGACGGTGTGCTAGATTGGGAATTAAAGTGTACGCATTGTAACCGGCGTCATCCTTTCGATAGGCGCGGCAGTTTGTTTGACGAATGAGGATGTGTAATGTTTGGTATAATTAGTAGAAACAAATTCCCTCGCGATGCTTCTAACATCCGAGGGGTGAGCCATAAGGAATTAGCTTATGTCTATATCAAGTATACCTCAGAAGCAGTGCTCCAAATGCGGCGTATTCAAGCCGGAAACCGTGGAGTATTTCACATTCATCAAACGCTACAACCATTTCAATCACATTTGCCGTATTTGTGTCCGTCAAAGAGATACAGATTGGCGTCGGCGCAAAGGAATATTGCCTAAAAATAAACCTTTAACGGACAACACAAAGGGATGTGCTAAGTGCGGTCGCGTTCTTCCACTTAGTAAATTCTATTTACAAGCAAATGGTAAATACGCGGTTTATTGCGCGGACTGCAAAACAACCTATTCGCAAGCGTATTATCACAAAGACATTGAACTAAGTCGTGAAAGAAGCCGTGTTCAAACAATCAAGCATAGAGAAAAGAATCAATTGAGGCGTAGTCGTAATTATCAAAACTATCGACGTGCAACAATTGAGTGGATTAAAAACAATAGAGATAAAGTGAACACGAGTATACATAAACGAAGAGCCTTGAAGCAGGGATTGCCACATGATTTACCAGTTGGCAAACAAGCTGAAATTATAAGCCGATTCGATGGACGTTGTGCTATCTGTGGACGCGCAGAGTCGAATAGTCGGATAATAGTACTTGACCATTGGATTGCTATTAAATCAGACGCCAAAAACAATCCCGGCACAGTTGAGAATAACTTAGTACCAATCTGCCACGGGGTTACAGGGTGCAACAATAGCAAACGTAACCAAATGCCATTAGATTGGCTCATGCGAAAATTTGGTGACGAAGGATATGAAATTTACACCAGAATAGAACGCTATCTAGCGAGGTTTCAAAATGGCAATTGCACTAACAACATCTAGCAACTTTACGCCGGGTCAAAATCATCACTATTTGAACGCATGGCCTACAGTTGTCCTCGAAAATATATGGCACTTCAACCAATGCGCAGGCATCGGCGCACCTGTGCAGACGGCCAATGATAAGGGCGGCGTGGCCTACCTCCAGAAGGAACGCGAGTACATCGCACGGCAGTTGGAATCGGCAGCCGGACGCATGGCGCAAGACCTGAACTACTGGATTAATCCGGCGTACTTCAGCGAGATTATCCCAATTGGAAAAGGCCGACCGATTGCCGGACAGTATCATCAGACGCGCATGTTGAAGTTAATCGAGCTTGGCAGCCGCGCCACATCACTCATCCAAGCCAACGTGAGCGTGAGCTACAGCGACCCGAACAGCGTCGGCGTGAATGATTTGGCGACCATCACCGTGACCACCGCGGTGGCAGATAGTGAAATCAAGCTGTACTTCCGCACAACTGACGGTGCACCGAGCGCGTGTGATGCACGCTACGAAATCGAACCGATTACGGTGACCTCATCCGGCGGCGTGGCGACTATCAAGGCGCACAGGGCGTTGTTCGTCAAGCCGAGTGAGTGGGCGCGGGAATATGTGGCGAATGACCCGAACTTCAACAGTCCCAACGTGATTGACACGGCCTCGCCTGCCGGATTTGTGGCGGCTGTGGATGTCTACCGCGTGTATACCGACACCAGCACGAATGTGCAGCTGCTATCCGCCGACGGAACGGTGCTGCAAACCTACACCGGCGAGATATTGGACGCGGAACTGGGCGCATTCCGGTTGGGCGATTTGTGCAGCACATCATGCTGGGACCAATCACCGCAACGCATCAAGGTCAATTACCGCGCAGGTTCACCACTGGTCAACGGCGAATTAGACTCGGAACTATATGAGGCGTGTGTGGCCTACGCAGCAGCCAACATGCAAGCCAAGCTGACCAAGATGAGCTACTGGACGCTGGACATCTGGACGAACTACCACGCACCAATGGTGGAGAAGGTGGGCGGGGCGATGGTGCCGGTGGCGACCAAGCGGCAGAGTAATTCCGGCTATGGCGCACGCACCGGACAAGTCCGCGCATGGGAAGTGGTACTCGACCGACGCATTGAGAAAGCACATAAATTTTTCTAACTAAGACAAGTAATGTCACAACGCAAACACAAGACCAACATCACCTGCATCATTCCGGCACGTAACGCAGCAGCCACGATTGCACGCGCAGTTGCCAGCGCCAGCCGTGCCGGTGCGGACGCCATTCTGGTGTATGACGACGCCTCGACCGACACCACGTTTGATGTGTTGGAAGAGATTTGGGACGAGTATACCAACCTCGACTTTTACTCGGCGATGGGTGATGTACGGGCGGGTGTGAACTTCGCGCGGAATTATCTGGTCGAGCAAGCCGACATGGGCTTGATTATCCCGCTGGATGCTGACGACACGCTGCGCGACCTGACACCACTGCGCGAGGCGTATGAGCAAGGCACGTGGGTGTATACCGATTATGCCGAACATGACGGCGCGAGCATCAATGCCATCAAGGGCGCACCGGCTGGCGCATTGCCCAGAAAGAACATCACCGGCGTCAGCTTCCTATTCCACAAAGAGGACTGGCAAAAGGTGGGCGGCTATGACCCTGACTTTGCCTATGCCGAGGATTACGCCTTCCAATGTGCGCTGGTGAATCACGGGATCCGTCCCAAGTACCTCGATGTGATTGGCTACGATAGATATTTACATCCCAAGGGCAATGAGCGCACCGCCAAAGCCCAAGCCTACTGGACATTCTTCCGCGATTTGGCACGCAGCAAGTATCCGGCAGCCTTCGCCGGAAGTGGGTAGATGATGGCATCCGGTATTTATATCATCAAGTGCAGCAAGAATGGCAAGTTCTATATCGGGCAAGCGCAAAACCTCAAGATTCGATGGAGCCAACATAAGTCTTCATTAAAACGTAATAACCACAAAAATAAGCATTTGCAAAATATGTGGAATAAGTACGGCGAAAGCTCATTTAAATTCCAAATACTTGAATATTGGCCGATTGAAAAGTTAACTGAACGCGAACAGCATTACATGGATATTTATAGACCAACTGGAATGTGTGTCAACATTGCGCAATATGCGGATGCTTCATCTCGAGGAAGGGTAATTAGCGAGGAATCGCGGCGCAAAATGAGTGAGGCAAGTAAAAGCAGAACTCATAGCGCAGAAACGCGGCGCAAAATGAGTGAAATACAAAAAAATAGAAGCGACGAAACGCGACAGAAAATAAGTGAAGCCCACAAAGGTAAAATTCATAGCGCGGAAACACGTCGAAAAATAGGTGAAAAAAGTAAAGGCAGAATTCATAGTGACGAAACGCGGCACAAGATAAGCGAAGCACTTAAGGGCAGAATGATAAGCGAAGAAACACGCCGCAAATTAAGTGAGTCGGCAAAACGCCGACGCGAGCGTGAACGCGCAGCGAAAGAACAAGAGAGCGCACAATGAATACTCTAAAAAGACGACAAATAAAATCACGCATTGCTGCATTAGAAAGAAAAATGTTTATTAGAACCGATGCTATTAAACTGCAAAGAAAAAACAAGTTAGCTTTAAAAGAAGTATTGCGCAAATTGCAAGAGTTGTTGGATGAGTGCAACAACGGTCTTAATAGCCCATGATTGGACAGCGTTAGAATATTTTTGCTATACTCGAAATTAGTGACCAACGCTGGCAGGCGGCGTGATACCCTGACTTTCACGCACGGTCGATTGGGTGGCGTCCTCCTTCGCCACCCGACAATATTTTACAGTCAGGAAGCCGGTCAGGGCGGTAGCATTTTGCTGCCGTTTTTGATTCAGGTGGTGGTGATGAAGGCAGGCGCAGCGCTCAGGGAACTCGACAAGACCGTCCGCGCGGCCACGCTGAAAGCCATGCAGAATGCGTCCGATGATGTGCAATCGACCGGACGCGACACGGTGCGAGCATGGAAACACCGTGTGGATTTTAAAGAAGTGCCGACGATTGACCGGCTGTACATCGAACTACTCATCAAGCCGACCGGAAACAACGTCCGCATCTTCCAGTATGTGGATTTGGGAACCAAGGGGCCGTACCTCATCCCGAAAGTGGTCGTGCCGGGCAAGTTCATGCGCTTCCAAGTGGGCTACAGCGCACGGACACAACCGATTGCCCAGTACAACAAGGGCAGCGGTCAACACTTCGGGGCATGGGTGAGCAAGGCGCAGGTGGTGCATCCGGGCATCAAGGCGCGTAAGTTTATGGAAACGTACATGAAAGAACTCATACCGACGCTACAGGTGCGGGTTCAAACCGAGATTACAAACGCAGTTAGATGAGAGGTTAAATTATGCCAATCCAATGGAATAATGGCGGCGATAGGTCTACAGTCGATATTCAACCCGGTGGCCCCGGCAATCCTTGGTTGGTACTCGACCAGAATGCCGCGCTGGACGCACCATCCGGCGGTTCACGCGCACGCACGACCATGTGGGGACGCGATGAACGCGGCGGCCTCGCACCACGCTCGATTGTCTACAGCGGCAATCCGGATGACTGGTCAGCCAATTTGAGCTACCCGCTCACCAGCGAAAACGCGCTGAAGCGTCTGAACTGCCCGTTCAGCATCCGTGCGCGGCAGTATTGCAGCCCAAACCGTTCCAACATGACCGCCTACACCGCGCCGGGCATGCGTGCCTATCTGCAAACCACCGTGACCAAGTTCGGCTATGACAACGGCCTCGCTATGAGTGACGGCCAAGGTACTGACCTGATGCGCACGGCAGCCATTCAGGGCAGCGCGGAAGTCAACCAAACGTTGGTGGCACACGACGACATCAGCCTGACGACCTCTGACGTGGCTTATAACCGCGTAATTGGCATCAGCGCGGAAGTCTGCCAGGGTGCGTGCGGACTCGGCACGACTGAGGAAGACGCATGGCTGGCCGTCACGGACAAGGATGCATCACCGGCATATGCGGGTGGCTCGGCTCCGTGGCTGTACTGGACAACTGACCGTTGGACCACGCGGACAGGCGTCCGTATCGGTGCGTATGTGGGCGCGGACGCACTGGACGTGGTGCTCGCTGGCAGCCGCGTGATTGTGTTCTCGGACACGAAAGCGCCGGTGTACGCACAACTCGCGGACATCTACAACGGTGTCACTGACCCGCTGCTGTGGGCATCATCCAGCGGTGTGAGCGAAACCAGCACCAACTTCCCGAAATTCGCGGCAGTGGTGGACAGTTCAACCATCGTGGCCGTGGGCGCTGGCGGGCGCATTTGGCTGTCCACGGACGGCGGCATCAGCTTCACCAAGATTTACGACACGGGCGCACTGACCACCCAGAACTTGAACGCGGTCGATGCACAAGCTGGCGGTAATGTGTTCGTCGGTGGCAACAGCGGCGTGTTCATTCGCCTCGCCAAGACACCCGGCGCAAGTTCGTTTGTCGGCAGCTTGATTGCGGTACGTGATGCCAGCTTGAACGTGTTGTCGAGCAACATCAACAGCGTGCGCACACCGAGCACCCGCGGCGATGAAGTCTACCTCGGCACGGCAGGCGGCGAAATTTGGCGCAGCCGTCACGTCAACGCCACCAAGGTTGTGTTTGCCAACATGAAGTTTGACCGCGCCGGTATCGGTTCGATTAGTGACCTCGACTTCGTGGGCTTCCAAGGCAACACCCTATTCGTCCTCCAGACCAACACCGATAACACTAGCCGCGTGCTGCGCGACTTCAGTGGTGGCAACTTGGCGAACGATGTGGAAATCATCGGCGATTTTGTGACGCCGGGTAACTTCAAGATGAACAGCATCGCAGCCGCCAATGAGAACATGGCGATTACCGTCGGTGAATTGCACGGCAGTTATGCCTTTGTCGGGATGATACGACCCGCGCAATAACTGAACATGAAAGTCAGGAGTTCATGATGTCAGGTGAAACCCTCAACACGATGACCGATGGGCGTCCGTCGGTCATTATCTACGAAACCGGATCCGGCGTGGTGGCACACATCACGCCGTTGAACCTCGCCACGTTGAAAGCCATCCAAGTTAAAGCTGCGGACATGCATCCGTATCCGGACAAAGCGCCGTACCAGAAGCCGGAAGAGAATGCTTTCTCGCCGGGGCAGATGACAGCCGCTGAAGATAATCCGGATTATGTGGCGGCCTGTAAAGCGGTGGACAGCGAGCGAGCGCAGTGGGCAGACCGCACTATCTTCGCTTTTACGGTGAAATTCCCAAAGTATCCCACACGTGAATCATTGATAGCGGCCTTTTCCGACAAATTGTCGGATTTGAGGGCGATTGCCGTGCTGCCGGACGACGACTATGAAGCTGTGCTGCATCATCTGGTGCTGACGTGGCAGCCGATTGGTTACCCGCGCGAGGCGGATTATGTGCGCTGCATCCAACTGGCGTGTCAAACAATCGCGCTGACGCCGGATGAGGTGACGGCTGGCATCCGCTTCTTTCGGTCTGTCCTACCAGAACGTCCCGCTGGAACAGTGGCTCGGACGCCACGCGGTGTTTCATGAAGGGCCATCTATCACGGCGAGTGATGGGCTGTGGGCAGAATTCCAAGCGTGTATGCGCCTAGGGATTGACCCGGATGTGCAGTTTGCAAAAGACCGATTCAGCCGGATGCTCAACACCGGCGGCGTGGTGGCAGATGGTGCGCTGAACGCGATGCGGTCATATGACATCGCCAAAGAACGCGAACGAGATGCTGAGCTAGAACGGAAACGAAAGCGATAATGCCAACCTACCCAGAGTCGGGCGTCAAGCTGATTGCGGATACCGCTGAATATACCAAGGCGATGGATGATGCCATCTTCCTCGCGGATTACTTTGACTCGTTGGGCACCATTAGCATTTCTGTCAGTGCTGATGTGGATACGTCCGCGCTGGATTCAGCGGTACTGCCTGACGACGGCGAGACAATCGCTATAAATATTGATGCAACCATGACCGGCGATGACTTGCCGCTAGATGGTGAGACAGTTAATTACACAGTTGATGCTACAGTAACCGGTGATGACTTACCGCTAGATGGTGAGACAGTCAAATTCACAGCCGATGGTACTGTAGAGGGTGAAGTGGCTGATTTGCCGCTGCAAGGCGAAACGGTCAAATTCACAATGGATGCGGATGAAACACCTGCGACAGTTGAAACACTAAATGCGGTAAAAACCATCAAAGACCTTGCTATTCTAAACACTGTTTGGAATATCACTGGTTCAGCAGTTGATTTAATTGGCAAGTTTTCAGAATTTGCAATCGCGCCATTGCTTTCGATTGACGAAGCGGTTGCCCGGGTGAATGCACAAACGGCCAGTGCTATTCCGAATGTGGATAAACTGATTTCATCGTTGTATTCTGCCGATTTGGGCGGGATTGACCAGATTAGCGATGTGGTCATTCAAGCCAAGCAGCTAGGCGCGCCTATTGAAGAAGCTGCCACGGCTGCACTGACCTTTACCAAAGTTTTTGCTGACCAAAATCCCGCACAAGTTATGAACACGCTCAATCAACTTGTGTCAACTGGGTTAGCTCCAAATTTTGCCACAGCTAGTGATATGTTGACGGTGGCATTCCAGAATGGTGCAAATCGTGCTGGCGATTTACTAACAACTTTAAACGGAAATGCAACCGCACTCAAGGACATGGGGTATGACGGCCAAACCGCATTAGGTCTTATCACACAAGGTTTGGATGGTGGGTATAAATCCGCCAATGATGTGGCAACAAGTTTGACTAAGGTAAAGCAAAACCTAACTGCCGCAGCCGGTAACGATACGGCTGATGCATCAAAAGCCTTGGAATCGCTAGGAATTCCTAATCCGGCTGAAACTGGTGAAGCGTGGACAAAAGACTTTCTTGCTAGTGTAATTTCCGGTATTCAGAATGCGCCAGTGAGTGATACGCAGAAACAAGCCATGCTATCCGCTATTTTAGGCGGGAAAATTGGTGCAAAAGAATTTAGTAGTTTCATGCAGCTTGACCCATCGGCAGCCGCTGAAATGTTTGCACCGATGAAAGGCGCAGCGTCGATAGCCGCAACTGAAATGGACAATTCTTTGTCAGGTGCTATCGCTGATTTTGAACTTGCCGCACAAACCGCTGCTATGGACTTCTTATCATCCAAACAAATCGACCTACCCGGCAAGATTCAAGCGCTAAAATCCGGCTTACAGGATGCACTTAATACGCTGGCAAATGGCGGTACATTAGGTGAAGCGCTGACTGTAGCACTCAAGCCGATTGGATTTGACGATGAGTTCCAAGGACTAGAAAGCGCACTAGGAAACTTTGTAATCGGCATTTTACAAGCGGTTGCCCAGTTACAAGATTTAACGGGGCATGGGGCAGAGGCAGCAGGTACACGCGCGACAATTGCTAGCATGGGCGCACAGCAGTTGGCATTTGATTTGAAAGTCGCCAATCCTGATGAGATTGCATCGACCGTAGGCGTGGCCGTATCGCGTGGGGTATCTGATCCGGCAGTGCAATCAGCGGCACAAACGGCGATTGATGAACTTCTCGCTAGCGGTGCGACCGACCGCGCACAAGCCATTGTTGACACCCTGCGCACACAAGCTGACACGGGCATTCAACTGAAGTTGTTGCCGGGTGTGGATGAAAGCACCAAGGGATTAGTTCGTCAGCAGTTGGAAGCGTTTGGATTTGGAACGCTCAACGACGACGGCACGATTAGTATGAACATCACGCCGGGTATGACACCGGAAAGCATCACCGGACTCGCCAATACTATTAAGGATACAGTCACAGGCAATTTTGATGCACAGGTGATTGAAGGCGTTGAGATTAAGCCATCAATTAGCAAAGACACCATCAATGAATTGCAATCGACAATTAACACGTCTAAAGATGCAACAACACAGGCTATGCGGGACACCAAAGACGCAAGCCTGACATTAACATCTGATGTAAATGTAGCGACTACTGCCATGTCTACGCAGGTTGCCACAGCGACCACGGCTGTGGCTGATTTAAACACCAAAGTACAGACGCAAGGCACTAACGCCGGACAAGCTGCGCCGAAAGTTCAGCAGACAGCGGACGCCACCAAGAAACTGGGCGACAACGCCGGACGCACGGCGGCTCAGGTGCAGCAAACGAGTGATGCGATGACTTCGATTGCTGGCAATGCGCCGATTGCGGCCAGTGGATTGAGTGCGCTTGACTTGGCAATTCAGCAAATCATCGCCACGGCGAAGGGATTGGCAGCCGCCAGCGATGCGGTGGCACAGAAGCAAGGGCAACTGGACAACCAGCTAAATAACACGGGCGGCAGTAGTAGTGATAGTGCACCGGTATCCGACAGAGGCTTTGCAACCGGCACGGATAGCGCACAAGGCACATTCATGGTAGGCGAACGCGGACGCGAGTTGATGACCAGCAACCGCGAATTGGCCGTACTGAACAACATGTCCACCGAGGCGATTATGGCAGCGCTGCAAGGCTACATACCGGGCGGCAGCTTCAGCGGCAAGGGCGGCGGCAATGCAGTGACCATTAACAATACAAACTTAGTTCAAAGTCAGGCGCAGGCGGACGCGGTTGGGTATCGCACGGCGCAACAACTGAGAGGCATGGCAAACTAATGGCGGGTGGATGGTTAGACCACAAACAGCTATCAATTATCAAGGGCATCGGCAAGACGCCGGGTGATTCGACAAGTGCCGAGGCGGATCCGGTGGTGGTCAATTTGATGAGCGGCGCCATCACGCTGGATGAATGGACACCCAATATTCCGGCGGTTAAGAATTCCGGCATATGGTCAGACAGTCCGCTATCTGATGGACGCACGTTGCTGGCTGCGCCGGTGGGCAATGTCACCGAGAAGATAAGCATCATTATCAGAGACAATAGCTATTTAGGCGCACAAAAGCAGCTGAGCAACTTGAACCAGATGGTGACTTACTGCCGCGACTTCTGGCAATCACAAGGGCAAATTGACCCGGTGTATCTGGCATGGTGGGCAGGATGCGGCGCGGGTTCGCAATATGCGCTGATTTATAACGTCGAGATTGCACCCGAATATGTGGATAGTCCTAGTCCCACCATTCGGGCAAGCCTGTCGATTGAACGTGAATTCGGCTGGCGTGGCATTCCGCCGGGTGCTAATCCCAAGTTGTGGACACTGGGCACACAGTTCAAGTCATCCAGTGCAAATCTGGCAACTGGAACTGACCATCTTGTCACCAAGACCATTCAAAACAAACGTGAATGGAACACGACGCAAACGGCAGAATTGACCAACAACTATGTGGACATTCCAGCCACGTTGATACCGGGCGATTTACCCGCGCTGGTGGCATTGGGCACAGACAGCATCGCCGGTGCTAATCCGCCGGATACGCTGTACTGTGGACGCAGCACCAAACCAACATCCATGAATATCCCGGGTGGTGGCACATCTATACCGATATTGGTGCTGAATGCTGGCGACGCATTTGGTGGGCCACCGAAAGCGGCTGATACCGGTGCACCGAAGTCCAACTCATTGGGCACTGGTCAGCGCATCGACATGACCGGCACAGGGCTGGTGGTGTGGGATAGCGTCAACAGCAAGAGCAAGATTGACATGGCGACCATGCGCGGACAATACATCTGCTTTGCGCGGGTGCGTCTATCGGCTGCCGCAACGGTTTACAACGTTGCATTATCCATCAGCTACAACGGCAGCAACCGCCAGACCTTGCCATCTGTGCAAGTCACGTCTGTGGGTGGTGGCGGTGTGGGTAATACCACATCGTGGGCGGCGATTTACTTGGGACAACTTAGCGTTCCATTCTCCAGCGAACGCATACCAACCACATTGACAGGACTCGGCACATCGGTGGCAGTCGCCGGACAAAATACCATTGAAATCGACCTAGACGGCACGTTGGTTTCTGGCGCAGGACATTTGTACATCTGCGATGTCATCCTGATACCGATGGACGAGGCGTGCTTCGCTGTGAATGCGGCCACGCTCGGCACGCGCGTGTTGGTTGATAGCACCGGCTATGCCAATCACGGACAACCTGAAGTGGGCGTGATTAATGCGCCAAACGCGGTCAACGTCAATCAAAATCCATACACGTTTTCAGGCCAAACACTGACGCTAATTCCGCACGTCAATAATCGGCTGCACTTCTTTGGAACAAACGCCAACACATCTAACATCGAAACGGCGTGGGACATCCGGCTGAATATTGTGCCACGGTGGGCAGGAATAAGGGACGTGTAACATGGCAACACCAGCACATTATATTCATGTCTATCAGCGTCCCAAGCAAGGCACATCCTTTTTAAAGCGCTATTTGGCCTACAACTACCAGCACACCATCAGCAACCAAGGCTGGTTTGACACAGCAAGCTGCGACCTGAGCGTCACATCCGAAATGGAAGGCCAACGCATCCTTGAACAATATTTAGGCTGTTTTGTGGCCGTGTACGTGGATAATCCGGTTGTGCCGATTTGGGAAGGTCTTATCAACCGCATCACGTTCAACAGCGGCGGCGCGTCCTACACCATTAGCTTAGATGAGATGGCAAACCGCGTGAGTGTGATGTACGTGGGCGCGGCAAACGCACAGGGTAACACGCCGATTGTCAACAACACCACATCACAGGCGATTTATGGCATCAAGCAAGACCAGATTGAGGTGGGCGTAGATACCGGCGGCGGCACACAGCGCACCTTGCTGCGTGACACCTTACTGGCACAACGGGCATTCCCGCAAACGTCTTACAGCCAAGCTGGTGGCAACTCGAATCTGGTGCATCTGGAATGCATCGGCATTTTCCATACACTCGAATGGGAAAAACTTTTCACGGCGCTGGCAGCCACGAACACGGCGTTCAACACAGCGGTGACAAATGCGGTGACCGGCTTGGCGAATGGCACGACCTTCTTCGACAACACGGTGACCAGCGGGATTGTGGCGAATGCCGGACAAGCACCAGACCAGCAGCGCGGCGTGAGCACGTGGGAACGCATCATGAAGATTGCCGAGGCGGGTGATGCCACGAACTATTGGGTGGCAGGGATCACACCGACGGATAAGAACACCGGCAAGCGCACCTTCTACTATCGCATGGCGAATTTTGACGTGGATTATACGGCACGGCAAGCGGACGGCCTGAAACCGCGCAACAAGTTCGGCAAGTTGATTCCGCCGTGGCTGGTGGTGCCGGATACAGCCATTCGTGTGACCGACACGCTGGTGGGTTATGACACCACACTCACGACTGACTTGCGAGCAACTTACATCCAGAGCATCCAGTACGACGCCAACAATCAATCCGTGCAATGGTTCGGCGCGGATGATACCACAGCACGCGCGGCATTCATGCTGAAGCGCGGCTTCAAACCGTTAAGCCGGGCATTTGGCGCACCATTGCGCATTTTGTCGGCCTAGTAGATAGGACACCTATGTCACTCATCCATCCGATTGAGCAAGTCAAAGAGGCCGAACAACTCGCTGAAGCCGCACTGCAAGCACCACTGAACAACTTGGTCATCGTGTTGGCATTAATGGCACTGGTGATTATTCTGGGCGTGGGCTTCCTGATTTGGCGCTTCTTGCCGGTCATTATCAAGCAGATTCAGCAGCAGTTGGATACCAACCAGCATTTGAGCACGATAGTCGGTCAGAACGTCGAGCAAATCAAACTGACGACGCAGGCCGTGACCAGCAACACGGTTGAAGCGCAAAAGATTATCGTCAGCATCGACCGGCAAACGGATGTCATCCAAAGCCAAGGCCGTGACCTGCGCAATTATCAGACGTTGGTATCTGACAACCTGAGCGCCCACACCAAGCAAATCGCCGCCAATACGCGCAGCATCGCCACCCTGCGTGAACAAATCGAATTGAAGTTCACGGAATTGAGCACCCAACTTGAAACGGTCAGCGAGGATAAGACGGTGTGTGCCGGACATGAAGCGCTTCTTCGAAAGCTGCGGGATGAGGTCATCGACACGATTAAGCAGCAGCAAATCAGCCACAGCGCGGTTGCCATTGACGGCGGATGAACATCGCGCTCACTACAACCGCTATGTGAAATTGGCCGGCGACATTTACCTGACCACGCACCACGTCGGCGTGGCGTTAGAAGTTTTGGAAATCGGTAATATCCATTTGCAGACGAGTGTTGAACTCGACAGAAAGGCTACTCTCATGAAACAACGTACCGTATTTTTCGTCTTATTTGTATTGCTGGCGCTGCTGGTGGGCGTAACCATTCTGCATGCGCAGGATGTCACGGCCACGCCTACGCCGCCAAGCTCGCCGCTGGATGTGATTCCGGTGGGTGAAGCGGGTAATCAGTTAATGACCGCGCTGCTGGCTATCATCGGCAGTGTGTTCAGCGCACCGTTGACGCTGCTGCTGGTCAGTTGGTTGAAGATGATTCCGCTGCTCGATGCTATTCCGGCGCGGACGCTGCAACTCTTGGTGGCAGTGGTGCTGGTGGTGCTGACGTGGATTACAACCTTCTTTGGATTGACGCCACAATTCAACTCGCTGTTAAATGCATTACAAGTTGCGGGGCCGGTGGTGTTGCAATTCGTCCTGACCATCTTAGGAAGTCACACAGCTTATAACTACGCCTCGCGGCATGAACTGCCGATTATCGGATACCAACGGCCTATATGACACAATCGGCAATCTCTTACAACGTCAATGGCATCGGCACACCACGGCCTGATGTGCTGGAAAAGCATATCGCGGCGATTAATCCGCGCTGGCTGCTGGTCATGGACAATCTGGGCATGGCGCAAAGTTATCGCCGCAAGTTCCCGAACACGCAGGTGGTGCACCGCAACTGGGGACTGACGCAAGGTGATGAGAACGTCTACAGCCGATTGACTCCAGCGCAGTGGATTGAGAAGCGGCAGGCTGAAGCCACAGACGGTATTTATCTGTACACCGGCAACGAAGCTGGCATCGCGGCACAGTGGCACATCGAACTGATGAAGTTGATTGTCAGCCGTGGGCTGAAGAACATGCGGCTGGTGATTTGCAACTGCGCCATTGGCACACCAACCGTGCCGGAATGGTCACAGCCAATCATGCGTGAGTTTTTCCAACTGCTGCATGACCACCGTGACCAGTTTGTGTTAGGGTTGCATGAATATTTCAGCGGCATTGCGCCAAGCGGATTCGTGGGCGGGTATCCCGACGGCAGTTGGTCAGACGGACGCACTAATCTGCATCCGAACTATGAGAACCGCGCCAATTGGCCGGAAGATGCCAGCGACATCGGTATGCTGTGGCATTGTGGGCGCTTCAAAGTAGTCAATGATGCGGCCAAGTCGTTCGGGATTATGCCACCGCGCATCCTAATTACTGAACATGGCGCGGATGATTTATCCGACTTGGCACCATGGGCAAAGAAGTTCCCACTGACCGCGCCATACCAAAATCATCGCGGATGGAAATCACTGGAAGCGATGTGGGCCAAGCTGCTGCCCGGACGCAGCCGCGAGAAGGCGTTCTTTGAGAACGTGCGCTATCTCAACCGCGCGGTGTACAGCCACTTTCCAAACGTGGAAGGTCAACTGCTGTTTACGTGGTCGAATAAAAACGACTGGGCGCAGTTTGACATCAGCGATGCCAACGAATTCATGACGCTGCTGGAAGATGAAGCTGGCAAGGTGGTGATTCCGGTCACATCGCTGCCTGCGTTCCCAGACGATTTCGAGATACGCGGCAAGCCATACATCGTGACCGGCACACAAGGCGCGGTGCCTGTGCGCCAGAAACCGACACGCAACTCGACGCTGCTGGCATTGGTCGGCGGTGCACCGGGTTTGCTGGAGGTGATTACGGAAGACATGCTGTTTGCTGTCGAGCGCGTTGAAGAAACGATTGATGGCAAGGCAGGTGTATGGCTTCCGGTGATGATGGGCACGACTATCAAAGGCTGGTGCTTCAACGGATGGCTGGACGTGCAGCCGGTGAAAGTTGTGCCGGATCCGCAACCGGATGACACCGTGACGTGGTCGATAACCATCAAGGCGGCATACACCGGCACAGTCGCCGAACGTGAAGACAGCAAGCAAGCGTGGGCAGCACTGGCCGATTTTATCCGGCGGGTGCATCCAGCCAATGTGGTGCCAGACGTGAGCATAACCTAGTTCGTCCGCAGTCCAGCAACGAGGTGCAATCATGTAACCTGCAACGGTTTCATGTCCGACTGCTACATATCAAAGACGCCTGCATGAGCCACAGGCGTTTTTGATTTCATTAGGTGTTAACCCTCAAATATGATTGCCGTGTGATGCGCACATGAACAAACTCACATGCGCACCAAACCGTTAGCGGATGTCTACGGTGCCGGTGATGCGGCTATCGAGGACGGAGAGGCGGCGACCACCCAACAGGCGGTGGATGAGTTGATTGATGACGCCGTCGCCCGATTGCCAGAAGGCGGCGAGGGTTTCGAAGGTGGACAACTCGCGGAAGGCGGACTGTACATCGTCAAGGTTATAGCGAGCGGCGAGGCGTGTTTCGTCGTCAATGTGCTTCAGCAAGTTTTCGCGCTGGGTGGCAAGGCCGTTGATTTGCTGGTCGTAGAGTGTAAGCAGCGAGTCCGGCGCGGCGGCTTGCTTCTCAATCAGGCGGGTGATTTGTTTATCCAACGCGGCAAGGTCGGCTTTAAGATTGGCAGTATTATCGACCGGCGCAGACTCGGATGGCATAACCAAGCCGTAAGCGTCGTTGTGGTCGAGCATGACTTGAAGTGCGGCGTTCATCCACGTGCGGACTTTCTTCTCGGAAATCGACCACTTGCGTGTGCAGCCGGGGCGCGAGCGTGCCTGATACTTCGATTGGCAATTATAGCTGCCGAGGCCATCACCGCTTTGCGAATAGACCATCATGAAGCCACACTTTTCGCAAACCAGCGTGCCGGAAAATTGATGGACGGTGGCGTGCTTACGAGGGCGGAAAGTAATCCGGCGGATGACTTCAGCACGAAGCTGCTGCGCCAGTTCGCCAGTGAGCGCGGGTTGATTGACATCACGGCGCATCACCACTTCATCCGGCAGCGGCGCGGAATGGTCAACACACCACAGGCCAATCTTTTGACCGTTGGCGTACTTACTATTCTTATGATTACGAACCGCATCACCCCAGAACCACGGATTGCAAAACATGTGATAGAAGAAATACTTCTTAAATGGTTGGCCGTTGTTGCCGATGCCATCCGCCCAGAGTCGTTCTTCGATATGCCGCCAACTGACGCGATTGATGACCAGCCGGGCAGCCGCTTCGATGGTGGCGGTTTTAGACGGATCCGGCACGAAGCCAATCACCTTGCCGATGTTGTCACGCACTTTCATATGTGACCAGACGTACATGCTACCCTGCGGAATGCCGAGTTCATCCACCAGCTTGTGGCGGCCACGCAACATCTCCTTTTTTATCCAGTTCATCTGTTTGCGGATTTCATAACCTTTGACCATCAGCCAGATGTCAGCATTTTCGAGGCTGACGAAACCATCTGACAACGAATAGATACGGGCGTTACAATCCTCTAAGATGGTGTCCACGATTTCATACAATAACGAGGGCTTACGGGCGAATCTATTGGCGTCGCGGCAGATGAGCACATCGAAGTCTTTGGCCTCAAAGTGCGCGACCAGCCTATCAAAGCCGGGTTCATTGTTGGTGTGGGCAGCGGACACCAACTGCGCCATTGTCCGATAGTTGCGGCTGTGGCCTTCGATGCGGATGGTGTCGATGACCGTCCAGCCATGCTTGATGGCAGCGGCCTGCGCATCAGACACCTGTGTGTCGAGCGAGTATTTGTCATCCTCGGCTTGGTCTTTGGCGGATACCGCTGCCCAGATGACGGCGCGTAGTGATTCGGTGGTCATTTGGCGGCGATACCCTCAAAGGTCAATTGCCACGGCTTGGTAATGTTTTCAAAAGTTAAGAGTGCTGTGCAGCCTTCAGACTTGAACAAGGCTTCAGCGCCCGTGTCACCCTCCCCCTTTGATACAATAAATAAATGTTGATTAGCGGACATTCGCACACCGACGCCACATGTGCCATCCAATGCATCGACCTGAACGGCAGCATAACCAACGGTTGTCAGCTTGGCGCGGTAGATGCCGGGCGGAATTGGAACCGGACCAATGACGACTTGCTTATCACCCGAAAAGGTCAGACCATCACAGGCCGAGCGGTACATGTTGACAAGGCCGGTGATGACTTGCAAATCATCCATGACCTGTTTGGGATCGGTTTGTTGTTTCAAGGTAGTGAGGGCTTCGATGGTGGTGTCAAGCAACTTCTGAATAGCTGGCAGGTCACAATCGGCGGCTGCCGGTGCATCCTGCGCACGAATAGGAAAATTCGAGAACGTGAGTATTACTAACACCAGACATAAAATTGATTTCTTCATTGCTGATACTCCTTGTCATAGATTATTTGTTTTTACAGCCGACAAACGTGTACAAAACCCACTACCTAAAAGATAGCGTTGATGCTAATACTTGACGGATAAAAAAATACAAACTACATTCAAACCTAAGTAAAACTTGTTTAGTACCGAAAAGTCACCACTTGCTAGAATTTTTGAGCTACGCTAATAACCGAGAATAGATTTAATTAAAGGATTGATGTACGTGCCAACCACAGTGCTAACCATTGACGAATATATATTTTTAAACTGGGTGCGTTCACTAACTGAGGAACAACGGACTGTCCTTCTGAAGCATCTGCAATCCGGCGAGGCTAAGCCGAACACGCTAAGCCCCACCCTTCTTGAGAGTTATCCGCATAACCTTCTCGACATCGCCACTGCGATATGCCGCGATTAGTTCTTCTTCCAATGGCGATAGGTCATTAGATTCGACGCGCGTATCATATAAGCCAACACCCTCAACTAATGAACTGAGAGTGACTTCTAAAGATGATGCTAAAGCTGCCATGAATGATGATTCGTGGATCGGTGGGATACTACGGCCTTTTTCCCACCAGCCGATAGTAGATTTTGCAAATTTATGGCCGCGCTCAGCAAGACGATTGGCTAAATCCTCTTGCGTAATGTCTAAAGCATTGCGCTGATTACGTATATAGTCCCCAATTCCCGACAAATTGGTTCTCCATTAATTAACTTGGTTATCTAAACCATATCCTATCACAATAGTTGATAAAAAGTCCATCAATTAACTTGACAAAACTTGATAACCTAGCTAAACTCTAGATTATCTAGTCAGAAAGGAAAACAGATGCACAGTTCATTGATGAAGCGCAAGGTTCTTGAAGCCCATCTGCCGCCAGCAGTCTGCACGCCTGAGATGCTGGATGGAATTCGTAAGGTGGCAGAACGTGAGCAGACGAGCGTGTCGGCAGTCATGCGGCACGCCATCGCTCTTTTTTTGGAACGTGAAAATAGTAAATCTAGCCAAAAAATTGATAAGCAAGTAAAAGCAGGGGCAGTTTAATCATGTGGGAAATCGTGTATTCATCGCCGTTGGGCGCGATAAACGAAGCCATTAACTTGGGTGACGACAAGTTGATAGCCGAGCGCGTGTTCAACTGGGTGTGGAACGGGTTGCTGAGAGACGACTACACCAGCGCACACAGCAGCGCGAATCCAAACCTGATCCGCTACACCAAGCGCGGAATCGGCAAGACGTTTTTTGTGGAACTGCGTGAGGCACAGCCGGAAAAGAAGCCGATGCATTGGGTGGGAGCCGTGGTGATGCAAGAACAGCATGCGGCGAAAGTGGCAGCCGCCAAGCATACGGTGAAGGTGACGCTGAACGATGGCAGCCAGCGCATTTACCCGTTGGCAGATGAACGGTCAGCCGCGCTAACGCAGTTTGCCGAGATGGTCACAAATGAAGAACGGCGCGGCGGCAAAGTCTGGCGCGGGATGGACAGCAGCATGAAGTACAGCGTAGTAAGCGCACGCGGGATCACCACTTACGAGATGGTTGAGGTGCAACATGCTCAACAAGCCCACGCTTAACGCGCCGATTGACCTGAATTGGCTGGTACGTACACCGAAGAAAGGCGGCAAGTGATGCAACAAGCGTTACCTCAACACAGCCTCGAACGGCGTGGCAACCAATTGTACAGCGACCGCGTGTTGAAGTCGCCGGAAGTGGCAGCCAACCAAGCACAAGCTGAAGCGGTGGTCTGCGAACGGTGTGGCAAGCAAGTGCACCCAAGCAATTGGATGAAGCACCAGAAGAGCGACCACAGCGACGACCCGAAACCACTGCATGAGTCAAAGGACGAACTGCTACCACTGGCAGCCATCCGCATTGACGGCGGCACCCAACCACGGGCATTCATCAACGATGTCATCGTGGCCGAGTACGCGGAAGAAATGAACACCGGCTCTAAGTTTCCAGCCATCACCGTGTTCTTTGATGGGCAGGAATATTGGCTGGCTGATGGCTTCCACCGTGTGAGTGCAGCAAAGTCATTGGCATGGCTGGAGTTGCCCGCCGATGTGCGCCAAGGCACCCAACGCGATGCGGTGCTGTTCAGTGTGGGCGTGAATGCCAGCCACGGCCTGCGCCGGACGAATTCCGATAAGCGCCGCGCGGTCGAACGGCTGCTGCGTGATGAAGAGTGGGCGAAGTGGTCGAACAATGAAATATCACGTCGATGTGCAGTTAGCCATGAGTTCGTAAATCGGCTTCGCAAAGAGATGTCACTTGCAACCGTTGCAAGTGACCAACGCACCTACACGACCAAACACGGCACAGAAGCCACCATGCAAACGGGCAACATCGGCAAATCAACACTGCCGCCCGTACCGGAAAAGCCATTCAATCCACCAGTGACCCGTCCGCCATTCGCA